ATGAAAAAGTATCTATTATTGTTAGTTGTTCTATTGGGTAGTGTATGCGCTTACTCACAAAACAAAATGGTTGAAGCTATTCATTTAAAAAATGGAAGTGTTATAAAAGGGGTTATTATCGAGCAGATACCAGACAAGCAAATTACTATTCGCACTTCTGATGGTAGTACGTTTGTGTACCCTATGGAAGATATCAGTAAAATAACCAAAGAAGAGAAAGAATCTAAAATTCCATTTAAAATATCCAATGAAAAGTACGATTTGACAGGGAGTAGATTTATGATTGATCTCGGATACTGGGCAGGTGGATACAAAGGCCCAGAATTATATTTTACATATGGAAGCCAAATCAATCAATATTTATTTGTAGGAGGTGGAACCGGCATACACTATATGACCGATTATTCAACAGTAAGCATACCTGTATTTGCGGATGTGAGAGGATATGCCTTGAATGGTCCAATATCTCCTTTTATTGCATTAAGAATAGGGTATAAGTTCAATACAAAAGAAGCACCAAGACATGCAAAAAAAAGGTGGATTGTATTGTAACCCTTTTATTGGTGTACGGTTTATGACCACTAAAAAACAAGCTGTTAATTTAGGTATAGGATATTCTATACAAAAGGTATCATTTGATGAAGAATGGGGAGATGGAAGTGGTGACATGAACGGATTTAGTATAAAGGTCGGATATGAATTTTAACAATAACATGAAACAAGTACTACATATATTATTAACCTTGCTACTTTTATTCACATTTTCGTGTAACGATGATAATGTGAATAATGACAATAACAGCATATTAATAGGTTCATGGGGAGAGCAATTCCCCGCAGATGAATTTTTCGAACTCACATTTTATAATGACGATACAGGCGTAATGACTGTATATTACAATGAAGGCAAAAAGAAAAGCCCAGATCCTTTCACATACTCTTTTGATAAAAATACAATGAGGTTAGTCATTGTATTTGATAGTGACCCTGAGCCACCTATTGTTTATGATGTAAAGGCGTCAGAAGGTTGGCTGAAACTTGATTGTATATCTGGTGATTTTGAAGATTTCTCAATGTACAAAATAAAGTAATACGAAACAATATGATAGTAAAAGCGGTGGTAACTTAGTTTATCACCGCTTTCTTTTTATAAATCAATTAATTATTCACTTTTAAAAGTTAAAATTATGAGACAAGAAAAAAGAAAAAACACTTCATCTAATTTAGAGAAACAAAAAAAATGTACTGATAAGTATGAATACATATATTTGCCAAAAGATCCGTTTAAGAAGCATCCTAATAAAAAAGGAGAATGTTATTTGATTCGTAGAGGCAAGCAAATGTAATTTGTAATTATACCGAGTGTATTTTTGTCATCAATATAATATCCAGTAGAGAAGAATTTTACTTGATTATTAAGAATCCACTCAAATGGTTTATATTCTGAATATTTATAACCCGTTTCATATATCATATCAATATTGGGATGATTACTCTGTCTAATTAAAAAGGATACTTTACCGTCGTTTATTATCATTTGGAAGTAAATTATTTCGTTTTCCTTTGTATTTGATAGTAATTCTTCTGCATGTTGTTTTGTGTCGCAAATAAAAATTATAACTTTTTCATTAGAGGATATTTCTCTAATAGAAAAATCTATTACTTCTTTAACATAGCATTTTCCATTTTCCATGATATTAGTATTATTAAGTTAGACAGTCCTCAAAAATAGAAAAGAATTAGAAATTTAACAACAAAAAAAATAATTCAAAATCATATATTCGATGAATTTAATTGATTTTTAGTTGGTTATATGAATATATTTTTGTATTTTTATAATCCAATATAAAGATAAGAAGTATGTTCGATTTTAAATCACTTCCCGAATTTTCAAAATTGTTCCCTGATGAGCAAGCGTGTATAACCTTTCTTGAAAAAGAAAGGTGGGGAGATCACGTTGTTTCTCCTTTTGATCCGGAATCTAAGGTGTATAAATGCAAAGGAAATAGATACAAGTGTAAAAACACGGGTAAATATTTCAATGTTCGTACAGGAACGATTTTTGAAAATTCAAAGGTTTCATTACGAAAATGGATGCTGGCTTGTTATTTTGTTGTTGAAATGAAAAGAGGAGTATCATCTTTACAGTTGTCTAAAATCGTGGGAGTAACACAGAAAACGGCTTGGTTTATGCTTCAACGTATTCATAATTGTTTTAGTATTGAAATAAAAGAGCCGTGTTTGAAAGGCGAGATTGAAGTGGATGAAACTTATATTGGTGGCAAAAACAAGAACAGACATAGTAAGGATAAAGTTAAAGATGCACAGGGGAGATCTTTAAAAGATAAAACCCCTGTGTTTGGGACACTCCAACGAGAAGGATTTGTTGTCGCTTATGTCGTTACAGACACAAAAGGTAAAACCTTACTTCCTTTGATATACAATACCGTTCACCCTAATTCTACCATATATTCTGACGAATGGTATGCGTATAACGGGATCGACAAAGAAAAGTTTGATCATCAAAAAGTATATCACAAAAAGGGAGCGTATGTAATAGGCAGAAGATCAACAAACACAATCGAAGGATATTGGAGCCATTTGAAGAAAATGATTTCTGGAACCCATTTCTGGGTGTCGAGAAAACATCTTCAAAGATATGTAGATTGCGAATCTTTCAGATATAACACGAAACATCTATCGGAATCTGAAAGATTCGATGTATTTTTGCAGAATACCAAACGACGATTAAGGTATTCACAACTAAAGAAAATTACGGCATGAAAAAAAATAAGAAATTCACAATATCAACCACTACTACGATCAGAAGTAGTAAAAGTGGAAAATTAGAGAAGGATATGAAGAGAATAGCTAAAAGTATATTTAGCTATAATCCCAAAACAGATCCTAACGACCCTCTTTTTGATAAAACCACCTCTAAAAAAGGTGGTAACGAAAAAGAATTTTAACCATATAAAACAAAAGCCGGATATACGTTAATCATTATCCGGCTTCTGTTTTATATAGATGGTGTAAAGTTGTATATAATCACCTAATATAAAAATAACTGAGCCTTGGGCGGCTTTGTAAAACCTATATTCATAATATGTGCTGGGCATGCATCGAAGACTTGCTCCCATGCAAAGAAGAAGAGGAGGGGAGGGTGATAATGAATAAAAGATTAAGAAATGCCATAAAGAAAGCAGAAAACAAACAAAATGAAGCAGACCTTGCACTGCAATCCATTTGGAAACATCTTGCTTTCTCAGGATTTAGAGATATTGAGCCTAATTTGAGCATGACTCCAGGAAATGAAATCATGCTTGAATGGAACTGTTCAGAAATGAATGCGAATGAGATTATAGACTGTATGGAATCAGCAGGATATATAACTCCCGATGATTTTATTGGAGTGTTAGATTAAAGTATAAAATTATGAAGAGAGAAGATATTGGAAAAGCAGCAAAGATTTATCAAGAAAAAGACATGATATCTGGGCAGGTAAAGGCTTAAGAAGAAAATTTGAAAGGTTATGACTGACAGAGAACTTCTTGAAGAAAACAATAAGATGTTAAAGGAAATTCTAAGTTTTGTGAGAAAAGTCGATTCTACTGAATACAGAGATCATCAAGACTTTATGGAATTTCTTAGAAATGTGGCAGCCGATATATGGGTAGAATATACGGAGCCTGAACAAAGAAGTAAGTTGTTTAATTTAATAAATAAAGAAAAATGAAAACAGTTTTTGATTTAAGCAGAGATGAGATTGTGGCATTGACAGACGAAGACATAAGTCTGTATATAGACAAAGAGCTTGCTAATAAAGGTATTCCAATTGAAGCTAAAAACTGGAATATAAAGAACAAAAAAGAAATCTCGTACCCCAAAACAGGAGTTCCATTATTTGTATTAAAAGATATCGGCATCGGTTTTAGAACCATAGAAGGTGCAACTGAGGTGGCTAATTTGCTTGTCAAGTATAATGCATTTAAAACAGAATCGAGATATCTGGCAGGATCGTATGAACAGTTTTGGATCATGAAGGAGGGTGTTTGCCCGGCTGTTAAAGGAGAAACAGGATATAGCGAGGAAGAGTTTGATAAGATAGATGAGAAAAATAAAAACCCTGAATTGACAGGTATAAATACCTTCAATGACACCGTGAAAAAAGCCAATGAAATCAAAGATAGGGTATTGAAATACGTGTACAATATAAAACAAGAGCGTTCATATAACAACGACATGGTTGGCATCTTTGAGAGGTATAAGGATATAGCAGATGGCGACATGGAGGTGGCTATGAATTTTATCAAGGAGGCCTATCCATTCAATGAAGAAACAGAATCGTTTATCAGGAAAAAGTTTGACATGCCTATGTCGGACGAATCAAAAGAGCGGTAATTAAGCTAAATTAAATCATTTTGAATCTTTTTTATTATCAAAAGACATATCTTTGTCCAAAAAAACAAACATAATGGAAGAAAAAGAGATAAAGGAGGCTATGATTGAGGCCCTGACGCACTTAGAGGGGTGTAAGTATTTCGTAGCCACGATAGTAAATGAAGAGGAAAGAAGATTTGATATGAGCCAACGAATGTCACAGCATCAATTGGCGTTAGTTATAAAAGGTATATTATCTAATAATGAGATGATGATGATGGACGTTTTGCAGTGGTGTTCTGAAAGATTTAAAAACAGTATAGAGAAAGGAAAGAAATCAACTAATTAAATATTAATACAATGAATCGCTGGTTTGAAATTACGGTAAAAGCCGAGATTGATAATATCGAGAACGGCAAAAAAAAGAAAGTAACTGAAAAGTATTTGGTAGATGCCTTGTCTTATACAGAGGCAGAATCAAGATCTTTGGAGATTTTCAAGGATTTATTTAACGAGTTCGATATTGTTAAAATAAATCCTATTAAAGTGTCGGAAATTTTCTTCAACGGAGAAGCTGAGTACTGGTATAAGTGTAAGGTAAATTACATTACACTGGATGAAAAGAAAGGTAAAGAAAAGAAAACGCCATGCTATATGTATGTCCAGGCCGGCAATCCTAAAGACGCCGAAGCTGTGTTGACTAAAGGTATGCAGGGTACGTTGGGAGACTGGAATTGCGAGTCTATTGCTGAAACAAAGATCATTGAAGTGTTTAAATACGATCTGCAAAAAGGTGTAGAAAAATTGGGAGAAAAGAAAACTGATGAGTGATGTTGTTTCCCGTGTAGCACTTGCGACGGCAATTGTATTATTGGTAGTAGCAGGTGCTACTTTGCTGATAGTGATTAAGACCGAAGAAGTACCGAGATGGTTAATGAACTTACCATATACGTTATCTTTAACGGCAGTATCCTTTTCAATTATATCACTTGTATTGAAATATAGAGAGTGGAAAAGAAATTGTACGTCTGCGAAAGATGCGGACGAAAAGTGATGATAAGAAGTCATGGCTTATGCCAGGCTTGCAGGAGTAAAGAGTTGACTCCGAAGAAAAAAGACAGAATTACATCCATTAAAAACAGCAGCAAGAAGAAAAAGTTAGAGAACCCGGATTTATCCGGGTTTTTTCGTCTTATGCTGGAAGAGTTAAATAATAGTCGGATGTCTATGACCGGTAAGGCTATTCATTTTCCTACAGTATGTAACGTCTGTCACATACTTCCGAAAAGGATATATAAGTCGGTTGCTACTTGCAGGGATAATATAGTTTTCCTTCATGAATCGGAGCATACGGTATTCGACATGTATCTTGACCGGATGGAATTTGATAAACTTGAAACAGAATTTCCTTTTGTGTGGAAGTATGCGGTAAAGAAGGTACTGGATATGGAAAGCAGAGGAATGATCAAGGAAAGAGGTAGGTTGATTATTGAAATAATTGATAGGTATGATAGAAGAAAAGATTAAAATATTAATAGATTTAGGGTTTGTACCTATGGTGAAAGGAGAGGGAAATACGTTGTTTAGAATGAACGATGTTGTGATGTCGGTGTCAGATCCTAACCAAACACCAGAGCAGTTGAAGAAGGAGGTTATGTCTTTAATAAAGAACAGAGACATAGCAGAAAGAGGCGGACAGGTTCCAGTAGTTAAAGAGCCGGCGCCTGAGCCAGAGCCGGTCCAGAAGGAGGAACCGGAAGCTCCGGCGGAGGAAGCCGCTCCTAACCCTGGAGAAGAGGATTCGAATCCGTTTACAGAAAATCAGGAAACGTTAGAACCGTTTTATATCTGTGATGAGTTAAAGAAGATTGAGACTCCCAAATTCGTAAGATTGACATTAGACGACAATCGTTTTTATGTAAGGAAGATGGATGATGGGACAGCCAAGATATATGCTTCGGTAACAACCTTAATCAAAGACGGATATGTAGATGATAAGACAGCACTTCAGGAATGGAAGCAGGAGATGAGGATGCTTGGTCGCAACCCGGAAGAGATGGCGCAGTATGAAGCCGATAAAGGAACGATCATGCATTACCTATATGGATTGTATCTAATTGGAAGAGATATGGTCTTAAATCGAAGTTTTATAGTTAAAACCGTACAAGAAGGGAAGCTTAAGATATCGAAGAAAAATCTTGACCGATTCTTTAACAGCATAGATGATCTTGACGATATGATTGTTAGGGTTATGAAGTTTGCTAAGTTTTGTTCGGAGTATAAGGTTAAGCCGATGATGATTGAAAGAATATTATCATTAGAAGATTATTTGGTAGCTACGCCGATAGATGCGATGGTTAAAATGACATTCAAGTACAAAGAAGAAGGTTATTTTGGAGCCGTATATCAAAGGGCTACAGGGCAGTTCAAAAAAGGTGATCCGAAAAAGGAGGTAAGAGAAGTGGAGAAGGAAGAAGTGGTCATTCTTGACTTTAAATCGGGAGGAATATGGGAATCATACGCATTCCAATTAGAAGCTGAAAGAAGAATGGTTAAAGCATGGTACGGAATTGATGCGCGTATTATGAACTTTTCTCCAAAAAGCACGAGCAGTAAAGGATATACGCTGAAAGAATGGACAGAAGATAGTGTAGCACTTGAAAAGGCGGACTGTGTGTTCCAACAAGGGATGTTGAATCACCTTAGAAAAGATAAGAAGTTTAAAGTGAGAAAAGGAGTGCTGAATATCAATAAGCCGTACAATGAAGAGGATCATATTGTCGTATATGATATTGCTGAGGAAATGTCTAAAAGATTCGTAATATGAGTGATATTGTTATTCCTAAAGGAGATTATGTGGAAATCGTAAAACCGATATGTATCAATCCTTTTGGTAATTGTTTTATTAACATCAAAAGGGGTTCAAGATTAAGATTATCGAAAGATTTGAAAATAGGGGATAAGTATGCAATATGCATACTCACATCTTACGAGAAATATGGCAAGACTGTTAATGTGACAATGCCTATACTGGTTAGAAACACAAGAATAGTATGAAAAGAAAAATTAGAAGAACCGGGGAGATAATAGACGTAATCACCTTCAGTGGTTCAACTATAAGAAGCGACTATGACCAAATACAATTCTATGACAGCAACGGAAGTGTGATAAATGAGAGTTTAAATTATTATCTCGATACCCTTCCTGTGGATGATGAGAACAAAGATGTAGACTGGGAACAACGTAGATTCGATCTTGTTAAGGCTTATTCTATTGAGTTCATTAAAATGCAAGATAGAAAAGGAGAAATAGATTGCGGAGTATATATACCAGATGTGGTGTCATGGTCTATAACTATAGCGGATAGAATCATAGAAGCAATGAGAGGAGTTAAAAATGCTTGATTTCAGAAGATACGAAAACGTACCCCGGTTTCAACTTGACCGCAGGCCCGGAAGGAGCCGGCTGAAGCTAACCTGCCCGGCTTGCGGAAAAAGCCGGTGCCTCACTCCTTATATTGATGTGGCGACCGGTCAGGTTGTTGGCAACGAGTTCGGAAGATGCGATCATGAACGGACTTGCGGTTACGATAAACGACCTACTGGTAAGGATGTAGGTGACAAAGATCTTTGGATTTCGGGAAACAAGTGTATAAGAGCTTATCGTCCTCCTGTAAATCCTGACGTTGTAAATTACATACCTTTTAGCGAGTTTGAGAGGACTGTGGTTCCAGACGATAGAAACACCGTATTTAGATTTTTATCGTCTCTATGGGGAAAAGAAAGGGTATCTGATGTGTTCAGAAGGTATCATGTCGGAACAATGGACTTATGGGGATGGAAAGGGTGTTGTATATTCTGGCAGATAGACAAAGATTTTGTATGTAGAACCGGCAAGATCATGGACTTTTATATAAAGACCGACAGCCAGGGGAATGAGATTGATGTAAAAAGAGTGAAAGAAAAAGACGGTGACAATGAGCGGCCTCATGTTATGTTTTATCACTCGTTGCATGCAAGAGACTTCTTGTTTAGACAATGCCTGTTCGGAGAACATCTTCTAAGCCAATATCCGGATAAGGTGGTTAATTTGGTGGAGTCAGAAAAGACGGCTATTATATGCGCCGTGAATAAACCAGATGAGTTGTTTGTAGCTACCGGTGGGTTGCAGAACTTAAGACCGGAAGTGATAGATGTTTTAAAAGATAGAAAGACTGTAGCTTTTCCGGACAAAGGACAAGCATTTGACACATGGAGTAAAAAGATAGATGGGATGATGATGAAGTCAAGGATAAAAGTATCGGACTATCTTCAGAGTGTTGAGAATGTAGGGGACGGAGATGATGTGGCAGATTTGATAATTAATAACAAAGTAAAAGAGAAATATTATGAGCCTGGACGTTTATATTAAGAGCAAGAAGAAAGAAGAGGATCGTAAATGGGTTGCAAACATCACCCACAACATGAACAAGATGGCACAAAGGATATTCGTATCAGAAAATAAAGAAACGCTGTACGATTATGTTTGGAGACCAGAAGAATTGTATAGAGAAATATATACCAATGAGATGAAGAATGTACTTACAAAAGGTATATGCATTATGATCTCCAAGAGAAAAAATCTTTTGAAATACGAGCCAGAAAATGGATGGGGGTCTTATGATTCATTTCTTAAGTTTCTTATCGAATATAAAGAGGCGTGCGAAGATCATCCGGGTTATATAATTGAAGCAAGTAGATAATATGGAAAATTACAAAAACACTTTAAATGAGGTAGTGGTGATCGAATCGTCACCAGAAACGTATTTTGTTTACGCTATTCGTAATGCTATTCGTATCTCTAAATGTGCGTATCCGACAGCCAAGAAAGTAATTTTCAAAAGAGAGGACGTAGAGGTAGAGATCTCAGAAATGGAAACTGAAAGCAGTTTGTATGAAAAGTTTAAAGAAAAACAAAAGAATAGGGTATGGAACTTAATGAGCGCCAACAACGGGTTTTAAGAGGCGAAATTTGTCCTTATTGCGGAAGGGAAACCGAGCTGGTCAATGCCGATAAAATATATAGCAGAAAAGGCTTAGGTATGGTTATGATGTGTAAACCATGCAATGCTTATGTCGGTGTTCATGAATCAGGACCGAATAAGGGAAAAGCTAAAGGTCGGCTTGCGGGGCCATCACTGAGGTCTCTTAAGATAAGAGTCCATGCCGAACTTGACAGACTATGGTCTACGCCGGAGGAACGGAAAAGGATGTATAAAGATTTATCTGAATTTCTCGCTATACCGGAAGAGTACACACATATAGGTATGTTTGGCGAGAAGACGATGGGAAAAGTCTTTCAGTTCTGTCATGCAAACAAAGAACGATCAGGTTCGAGAATAGAATGGCATAAGCCTGGAGATAAGTGCCCTAATAAGAACAATCAAATAGTGTCAGGAAGTAGCGCATGTAGAGGATGTCCTGAGTATCTTCATGATGAGAAAGACGGGTATGTCTGGTGTGATCCTGATATGAGCTACGGCAGGTTGAAATAGGGAGCGAATTGCCTATCTTTGTGCTATTATTCATCAAAAAAAAATATAAGCACATGGGTAGATCGACAGAGTACTACAGGACTCATCCCGAAGCCAGGAAGAAAAAGGCTAAAAAGGACAAGGAGATAAATGCCAGACCAGAACAGAAAGCCAAACGCCGAGAGCTTGGTCGTAAAAACTACGAAACGGACAAGAAGAAGGGTAAGGGCTGGAGAAAAGGCAAGGATTGTTCTCATACCAAGAACGGTCTTAGGTATAAATCAGTAAAAGCTAATAGGGGATCCAAATCGGATACAAAAGGTGACAAAAATGCACGAGGAGATAGCAAATAGGATAGATATAAGAAGGATATTCAAAACCTCTAAACAGGTTATGGAAGAGGCGTATGAGAATATCTTGAAATACAGGCGGGGAGAGCTTATCCCCGCTAAAACCGGATACGATTATATTGATGAGGCTTTGCTTGGAGGTATTTTCCCTCAGCATGCTATTGCCATAGGAGCTCGGCCATCTGTGGGTAAATCGTATGTGGCCCAAAAGATATTGGAAAATGTGATGAATCCGATGATCAACCCGCAAGCAGAAGATTATTTTCTTGTCAATTGCGAGTTCGAAATGAATCCTCAAGATCTTCTTCTTCGCAGAATGAGCCAGGATATGAAAAAACGGGCTCCTGAAATATTAAGAAGGCAAGATTCTAATACAGTAGAAGAGATGAGGATGTTTGAAATCCTTCAAGGTGAAATTAGAAATAATATAATATACATCGATGCTCCGTGTACGGTAAAAGAGTTTGAGGCGGCTGTGTATCATATAGCTACCAAACATAAAGACAAACGTCTTATAATATTTAAAGTCGATCATATTGCTTTGATAAAAAGAATGGGGTTAGATCCTAAGTCGGCTATAGATGATTTGGTGGCGGTTATGAACGAAGCTAAATTAGTATATAAAAACATATTTTTCCTCATCATATCCCAATTCAACAGAGAGATAGAAGGAAGGATAAAAAGCCCACAAGAGCAGCCTCCGCGTCTTTCTGATTTTTACCAATCTGATACGCTGGGTCAGTTATGTACGTTAATGATAGGTTTGCACAATCCTCGTAGGTACGGGCTGGATAAGTATATGATATTTGGGAAAGATTGGTATCAGACTCTTGATAGGTTTAAAACTGAAAACAAAACATCATTCAGGACAGCCGGACTGGTGTTTCATCATATACTGAAGGTAAGGCAAGTTAGTATGGAAGAGCTTACTAATACAATCCACCCAGAGATCCTGCCGGGGCATGGATGGATGTACGGAGAGGGCGGGACGAAGTTCGTGAACCCCAACCAGCCGCCGACGCCGCCTAAGCTCTATACTGTGGAAGACGTTACGGACAATCAGGAACAAGAACAAGAGACAAAAGAAGAACAGTCATTGTATTAAAAAAAATAAGAACCATGAGACTGACAGTAGAAGAAAACGAATACCTGATAAGTAAGTTCCTTTTGGTTCTTACTGAGTTTGCAGGAGATGAAAGAGAGATGTTTTTAATCAACTCCATACATGATAAGGCGGTGGCGGATATGAATTATCGTCTTCCGTCTTTAATAAGCAGAGAACGTAAAAGACGAGTCATTGAGCTCCTTAAAGAAGGAACCAGAATAATCAAGGACTTTTCCGGCTATGCAGGTGATATGGGTATGATTAACGAATACGATCGCCTAAAGAAAGAAATAGGAACCGTCCAAGACCAGCTTGGTGACGTAGAAGGTCAACTTCGGGCAGCAGGAGAAGTTATTAAAAAAGAACTTGATATGATTGCTGACCGAATCAAAGAAGATCTTCTTGATCGAGAACTGGCTAAAAGTAATGCCGAGGCTGAAAGAAAAGCCAAAGTGGATCCGAGATACGAAGTAGCTTTAGGTGATTACAAGGAGATGCTGGAAGTGATTTTTACAACCAGAAACAAGTATTCTACGGTAGATTCTGTACATGACGATCTTCGACAGTCGGTATCTACCGGTAGAAATTCGATTATCAAAGAAGGGTACAACAGTTAAAAACAAGGAGGAAATATGGAAAAGAAGGAATTTAAAGTAGGAGAAGTGTTTGATGCCGGACTTGTGAGATTAAAATGTGTGGATGCTCCAGAGCCAGACTTAGGATGTGAAGGATGTATATTTAACGACCACATTACATGCGGGTCGGTAGATGTAGTCGCAGGCCCGTGTAATCACGTAGAGAGGGAGGATGGTAAGGATGTTATTTTTATTAAAGCTGATTAGGCATGTACATCAATTTCAGACAACTTGCAGCATCAGACATGACCCCTAATGATCTGGCTAATCTTCTTGCTATAAGACAGAAGGATACGGTTATGATCGAAGCCATGCTGGAAAAAGATGCTGGGAGGTATATAGAGCTTGGCCTGGTTGAGAAATTAAAATCAGGTGTGATGAGATTAACCAACAAAGGAACGTCTTTTGTGAATTATATAGAGACACCGGAAATGACGGACGAGGTCCTAGAAACGTTGAAGATTATGATAGGAATGTACGAATCATATTCAAAAGACATAGGTGTCAGCAGAAAAGAAGCGGAATCCAGATTATGTTGGTTTATGGGTAACACCTCATTCAAGAAAGAGGTCGTACTTCAGGTAACGGAATCTTATATAGCAGAGTCAGGAGATTATACGATGAGCTTATGTAACTTTATATGGAAACCGCCTTCTCAGGCTTTTTCAGTTCATATGAACCTTAAAAACTCAAAGCTCTTTGACTTAATAGCTGAAAAATTTAAAATCTCTACCGAGCCTTATTTGGAGTCTAAGAAGAATAAGGAAATGGATTGGTTGTTTGCCGTATCTAAATTGCCTACGCCGCCGGCTAAAGGCAATCCGGATTATTTGTTTACCGGAAGTTCTGAAACAGACAAAGAGCGATTGAAAAACATAAAAACGTATTTATTTAACAAAATTAGAAAGCAATGGAAAAAGTAAGAATCAGAAAGATAATAGAGGATATAATTATTACTCAGTTTCTTAATTCAGAAATTGATATAGTTCATGAAGAAGATGTGTCGTTTAAAGAACTTGGATTAGATTCTGTTGATCGAATTGAGCTTGATGTGATGGTGGAACAAAAATTCAATATTGTTATTATTGATTATGATATGGAGACCATCAAAGATATGACTGATCTTGTTTACAAAATAATAACAGAAGGGTATGGGAAGTGATATAATTTTATGCATGGCTTTAATAGCGTCATTTGCTTTTGTTATACAGTTTTTGTTGTCGATATTAGGATCTGATCTGGATACGGATATTGACATTGACAGTGCTTCTGATTTAAGCATGTCTTTGTCAGACATCATATCATTCAAGGGCATAACACATTTCATTCTTGGATATAGCTGGACTACCTACTTTTCGGGTTCCCATTTAGTAGGGGTCGTAATAGGGTCATTTTTCTTTATCGTTTTGTTTTACGTATATAAGTTACTTCTTAAGTTAAAACAAGAAATGGTGTACGAATGTCCGGAAGATTTGAATGGCAGAGAGGTGGAGATAGTATTTAGATCAGGGAAGAATCATTATATGGTAAATATTTCGAAAAATGGAAGACAGGAGCAAATGAGAGTAAGATGCTTGTCTGGAAAAACTTACAAAAACGGTGACAAGGCGAATATAAAATATGAAGAAGGAGAATTAAGTATATAATTACCATATATTTAATAGAATATGAGATATGGAATTGATTTTGAAACAGAAGAAGAGGAGGATGAAGAGTATGACTGACGAGGAATTTGTATTGGATAATAAGAAAAAGATTATAGTAAGAAAAAGAATATCTTATTTAAACAAAGGGGATAAAGTGTGGATTGTGTCTTCCGACGGGTATCTGCTACACACGGACGTGGTTAGAGCCGAACGCGGACGGTCTTATGTGGATATAGACGGTATCCTGTATTGGAAACGAGGATTAGATGGCAAGCATCGTAATCGTAATAACTACATGCAGTTCGCCATGACGCCGGAGGACGGTAAGAAGTATGTCGTATATTACCCGGAAGGATTTAAAGACAATGACTTATGATGGTCCCGGAAACGCATTTGCTATATAAGGAGTTTAATGGCGTGAAACGTCTTGCCATATCTTATTCCCAGATAGATACGTTTCTTACTTGTCCAATGAAATGGTATAAGACTTACGTGGAGGGCAAAAGGTCTACGGAAAAACAAGAAGCTACGTCTTATGGTACGGTTATTCATAAGACACTGGAATACTTCTTCAAGAACGGAAGACAGCCTTCTGGCAAAGACCTGGGGGAAGCTATAAGTTACTATGCTTACCAAGAAGACATACCTTGGCAATCACCGGAAAATATGATGATAGCCATGAAGCAATCTGGAGAGCTTCTTGCTTGGATTGTGGATCTGTTCAAAAAAGACGGCAATAGGTTTATGATAGCTGATAGTGATCTTAATCCCTGCGAGAAACTTATCAGACACGGCGCTATAGTTGGAGTCGAAGAAGATTTTGTGCTGCCGTACCGTCTTCCTAAGCCTGTTAACATAAATGGAGTAATTCATACTCATGTGTACATAGTAGGATCGGTAGACCTTCATCTGGCTATAAAGAGCAAGAACGTAGTTCACCATTATGTCATAGATTGGAAATCAGGGAATAAGATTTTTGATTCTAAGAAGTTGGAAACGAATTTACAGCATCCTATATATTCATTTTACATCTATAGAAAATATGGTGGAGTTCTACCAGATATGAACATCTATTTCTTTACCAGAACCAGACAATACCAAAAGGTTAAGGTGGATGAGGAACGTAAAACAAAATCTATAGAGATGCTAAATGACACTTTGTCTAAAATGTATGATTTTGAAGATAATAGTGTAAAAACATTTCAGGCATACATCCAGGGAGCAGAAGGAGCCAGGTATAGCAAGCGGCGTGCCACCCTAAGCCAGCCTGTTCCACAAAACAAGCTACCCTGCCCGTCGGCGCTGTGTTATTATTGTGACTTTGGATTACATAACAAAAACGAATGCCCTTTCTCTTCAGATTGGGATCCGTCTAAAAAGATAAAACGATGAAATACGAGGATGTTCAAAAGTTAAGAACGAAATACCGGCAAGATCCGGAAGTTATAAACGTAGAATACATGAGAGACGTTGCTGTAAGATGCGGGAATTTCAAGAAAGCGTTTGAGCTTCAGGAGAAGCTGGAGGATATATGGTTCAACTATTTAAAAGGAGTGTAATGAAAGAAGATCTAATATGTGGAGTAGCGATCCTTTTGTATTTAGTTTTATTATACTTACTCACGACAGCTTTCATAAAAACAGGTAGAGCAGTAGAGCGTTATAAGATGAAGAAGAAAACTGACAAAATCAAAGTAGGTCAAAGATACGAACATAAGAGCTACTTTGAGGATCCATTTGAAAGAGGCAAGCATGTGATTAAGATATTAGACATAAAAGAAGGGTACGTTCTATATGAGTACGAAGAAAAACTATATATACGTTCTTCTGTGAGTCTTGAAGATATTGTTAAAAAATACATTTTAATTACTGATGTTAAACACAAGTAAGTCATGAAAAAAGAAGTCACAATCAAGGAAGATATGGCTGTGTTTTATAAAAATACAGGAAAAGAACTATGGATTTATAACGGACTTTTCAGAAACAAGGTGTTGTCTATAAAAAAAGATAAAGCCATTATCATGTGTGAAACTGATGCTGAATATGCTGTACTGATAGAAGATAATCAGTTTATTGCCGTAGCAAAAAACATGGATTATGATTACTGCTGCGCATTCACATTAGGTAATGCCGAGGCTTATGGGGATCGTATGGGCATATCGTGCAGTGTATGCTTGCTTGAAGATAACGAAGATAAAGCAAGAGAGATGCTAAAGGAGGCAATAATAAAACTTTCAAAAAACAGTAAAATAGATTGCGATGGGCTTTGAACTTAGACCTTACCAAAAAGAGGCAGTAGATGCCGGGCTTAAGTTTCTTACAGGAAGATCTAAGAAGCCTGGCATAATCGTAGCCCCATGCGGAGCGGGTAAGAGCCTTCTGATATCCAAGATAGCGCATGAGATAAATAGACCAACGTTAGTATTGCAGCCATCAAAAGAAATTCTGGAGCAGAATTATGCTAAGGCTGTATCATTCGGTTCTAAACCTACCATATATTCTGCTTCATGTGGTATAAAGGAACTGTCGGCTATGACTTATGCAACATTAAAGAGCATAAAGAAAGACGTAGCAAGGTTGAAAGATATAGGGATAGACACCTTATTGGTGGACGAATGCCACTCGGGGTATTCCCCTGAGGAAGGTTCTGAATTTATGGAGTTTATGAGCGAGTTTCCCGAGGCGAAGGTGCTGGGCTTCACCGCCACTCCCTGCCGCCTCAGAGCCTACAGTTCCATGCTGGAAGGAAACTATAGCAAACTTAATATGCTGACAAAAGACGAGCATAACTTCTTCAAGAAGTTAGTTCATGTAATACAAATACAAGAGCTAACTTCTCAAGGTTTTTGGTGTCCACTTAAGTACGAACGATGGTCATTTGATGAATCGGCTCTGATGTTAAACAGTACCGGAGCCGAATATACCAACGAATCTATTAAAGAAAGCATCGTACGAAATGGCTTAAACAACTCTATCTACAAGCGCCTTCTTCAGCTTATGAACGAGCGTAAAGCCATTTTGGTTTGTATGGATTCTATCGAATCATGTAATAGAATATCAGAGTTTATGAATGCCAAAATGGGAGCCATAACAGGTGTCGTAACATCGCTAACAACCAAAAAGAAAAGAGAGCAAATCATATCAGATTTCAAAGAAGGTAAGTTGAAGGTGGTTTTTAATTATTCAACGCTTGCTACCGGATTTGATTTTCCTGAACTTGATTGTGTGATGTTTGGTCGACCGACTTTCTCATATTCAACGTATTACCAAATATTAGGCCGCGCCGTCCGCATCCATCCTGACAAGAAAGAGGCGCTGATTATTGATTGCTGCGACAACATGAGGCGTTTCGGTCGGATAGAAGACTTGACAATCGAGCAATTCCCTTCTAAGGGCTGGTGTATGTTTGCCGGAGATCAACTTCTGTCCAATATAAGGATGGGTGATATTATTACCAAAGACGAGATCCTTCGCCGGGCAGCCTCGCTTAAATCTGTGAATGGAGATGGTAGGAGAGAAGACGATCTTGACGGTATAATAATGTGGTTTGGAAAATATGAAGGAATTAGATTCAAGGACATACCGGTGTCGTATTTTAGGTTCTTGGCTGAGAATATGGCAGTAAAACCAGGAGATAGAAAAGAAAAGATTATCGAATATTATAATAGGATAAAGGCATGAACAACAAGAGAAGAAAAAAAATATCGGATGTTATCAAAAACGTAAATAAGTATAAAACAGATTTTGAATACATCAAATCAAAGTTATCGGAGTTGAAGTACAACATAAATTCAGCCAAGGATGATGTTGATATGATTTTAGATGAAGAGACTGAGGCGAGAGATAATATACCGGAATCGTTACAAGACTCAGAAAAATATTGGGAATCAGATCAGGCTGTAGCTGATATGGAAGAGGTGGTTGATGACATGGAAGGCATTATAAACGATTTAGATGATGTGATTTCAACCATAGATGGGGACATCAAAACCATAAATGGTTCTATAAAAGTAAATTTAGAAGAAATAATGTGAGTCCATAAAAACACTATAAGTAAAATTTAACACTATAATCTTTTATTAATGTATCATGATGTATATATTTGCATCATGATATTTTTTTTTAGTGTTATATTTCATGAAAACAAATGTTACAATGGTATCGAAAGATCGGGAACTGTTTGGTGTTATAATTAAACAAGATACCAAAACATCATTTATGTCCTTAACAGACTTACAAGAGGCTTATACGAGAAAAAGGATAGAAATGGGATGGAATGAAAAGAGAATAGAAAACATTCTGTCCAACAAAGAAAGTGCTGAACGAATATACTATATCCTTGAAAAACAAGGATATACAATAGAAGCAGGATTTCCTGGTTTTATCCAATCTGTTGAAAAAGAATCACTTATAAAAGTGATGAAAAAGATGGGGGCTTATAAAACTATGGGAAGAGGAGAGAATAGGAGAACGATGTGCAATCCTTATATATGGGTTCTTGTAGCTATGGAGCTTAACCCTATGCTGTATGCTGAAGTAGTAACATGGTTGACGGACAAACTTATTTTAAATAGGATAGAGGCAGGAGATAAATATAATGTCCTATCAAGGGCTATATCAAGATTTCCTGATGCAGATTATACAAGAATGGCTAAAGGCCTCAATTGGATCGTTTTTAACGAACATGAGAGCATGATAAGAAACAGAGCAACTCAAGAGCAGTTAAAAGAACTTGAAATGCTTCAATCCAATCTTGCATTTTGTATAGAAATGGGAACCATATCTTCTTTTTCCGATTTAATAAACATGATGGGGGCTATATATAAGAAAAAGTGGGGATCGGGAGCAGTATCTTCTAAAAATATAAAATCTTAAAATAATGGAAACAAGTGAATTAAGGGAAATACTTAAATTGTATGGTCTTCAGCATGATGTTGTTATCAACAAAAGTTCAAAAAGGTATTCTATTGTCTTAGATAATAACATAATAGGAACCAATCACGCTGAAGAGAGGGTGGTTGTATTCCGTCCTATACCAGAAGGGAAAAACACGTTCTGCATGGAACGAGATAGGTTCTATACGGAGTTTGAAGAGGCTTTTGATGATGATAAGGCTATAGAAGCTGTAAGACAATATTTTGAAAACAATAAAAACAGAAAGTCATGAACGAAAACGAAATATTTAGGTTGAAGGGCAGAATAGCCATATCTAACCTATCACGTGAGGATAAGAACATGATAAATAGCATCCTTGATGGTATCAACAAAAAGGATGAAGAGGAAAAAGGATATGTCTATACCGTGAGAGTAAAACTAAACAACGGAAAGGTTGTATATGCTACTTTATTTTTTTAAAAGCAAGACCGGTCCTACATTTGAAGACTTAAAGAGGGAGCTTGATGATGTGGGAGTTAAAAATGACGATTATAGCAATAACGGCACAATCATCATTAACCGCATTGTTATGAGCGGAGAAGAATTTGATCGCTTTATAGGCGAAGAATAAAATAATGGGCTATATTATTATACTAATTGATTAAAACAACGATAAAACGATGGAAAAGATGGACAATAATACTAAAAACATCCTTTATCCAAAAGGATCTATTTTTCGTACATTGAAAGATGATAAAATAGATAAAAGTACTATAATGTACAAAGGATCTATAGTAGTTGCAGTAACAAATATAAAAGAAAATGACAAGTTTGCTGAAGTTTGTTACAATGGAAACACAATTATTATAGAAACAGATATTATGGAACTTGTTCTTGTAGGAGATCCAGAAAAAAGTACTTCAATAAAATCAGTGAAAAATGACATCATTGACGACAAACTACGATGGGATTTGCTTCCGATGGAAGAGATTGAGGACATTGTAAAAGTCTATCATGCCGGAGCCAAGAAATATGGGCCTAATAATTGGCAGAATCTTGACAATGGCTTTGAACGGTATCGTGCGGCGGCTGCCAGGCATATAATGGCATACCTGAAAGGAGAGAGAACGGATAAAGAGACGAACGCGCACCATTTAGCTGCGGCTGCATGGAATGTGATAACTATGTTGTGGTATGATAAACACGGAAAAGGATTAATACCATTAAATAAGGAGGAAAAGAAATGACAAAAAAACAAATGATTCAACTGTTAGACGACGAGCTTGATGCAATGAACAAACATAGAAGTAATATTGAAAGAATTAAAAAGGAATATTTCGATTCTGTTTATGGGTTAAAGAATGGAGATAAAGTGAGTGTTCTTTACAAACGTTCGAAAGAGCCTCTTGTTGGTTTCTTTAAGAACGTGCAAATCACGAATACTGGAACAGTTATATTTACAATCCAGAAAGCTAATAAAGAAGGAAGACCTGGAAGAGGATCTTATTTGGTGTATGAAGACGATTTGAGCGAAATCAAAAAAGTAGAATAACATGATTAGAGCAAGATTTTACATTAGAAAGGATGACTGTGACAATGATTACCGTCCAGTCAAATGGCCTATAAAATATCCATATTGGTGTAGTGCAGAATCCAGTAATTCATTTGTATTGGTGGCGTATGCTGAAGATGAAGACAGCATAAAAGAGCTGTGGCCGGAGGCGTATGATATTAATGTCTTAGAAAAAGATACCGAGATTAGATTTACATTAAGATTTCCTAAACCGGAATGGTATGAATTGTACGAAAGGGAATTAGAAGAATGTGATAGGTTTATATGGATTACAGATGCGTGCATGAGAGACGGTGTAATAAGAAAAGTAAAAGCTAAAATAGAAGAGTATGGTGGTCTTTTGTTAGCCGACATTCCTGATAGGATCACTTCTTATGAAATAGGAAGGGATGCTTTTGAGAGCAAAGAAGAAGCTTTAAAACATGCAGAGGAACGGAGAACGCACCTGATCGAGTCAATTAAGAAACAATTGAATGAACTTGAAAATCTAAAATTCGAATGTGATGATTAACTACGCAGCAAAAGCCAGGAAGGCTTATTTGATAAACAATTTCGATAAGATTCTTAACAGTCTTAACACGCTTCATTCAACGGTTGAGACTATGACGTTGTTCGTAAACGACCAGGCTTATAATTACATTCTTAAGCTGAAAGAAGTGGTTAAAGACGGCCCTATGTACAGACATAATGTCAAACGATTCTTGAATGATATGGATAAGGAGATAAGGAAATACGATGCTTCTATCTACTACATAAATAAAGAGCGTAGTGAGGTTATAGCTGATATAACACAGGTAATGGAAGACTGCCTCATGCCATACATAGACAACCTGGCCGGCTCTATAAAGGCAGCCGTGTGGTCGAAGGGCGTGTCCGAGGAGCGGACGGAAGCGGCGGTACTGTCCCTCATCGTGTCTTCCTTGGCTCTGACATCCGGCAGACTTATTTCAGGTGGATATCAGATTATGAAAGAAATGGGTGGTGGCTGGGGTGGTAATCCATTTACGTTTATGAGCATTGATAAGATAAGACACTTATCTACATTATTATCTGATGCTATTACCGGTGGAGAAATAGCTCTTGAAGAAAAAGAAGCCAATGACATAACTAAGGCAATGGATGTTTTTATTGAGAAAATGTCTGATTCGGATATTGTTGATAAGGTAATCAGCATAATCGAGGAGGCAGAATCTAAAAACAAGGAGGAACGATCATGAATTACTTAGATGGGTACGTAGAAGAGGTTCTTTCCGAGCCGTATTATGATGATTACGGATCGGGAATTTTCAGGTGGTGGGTGAAAGTATCTTACGTTTGTGAAGGCATAGGAGCTGTCACTACCTTAATGTTTGATACGAGAGAAGAAGCTGAGGCTGTAAAACCAGGTTACAAATTTTTATGTTGAAAATAATATGGTGCAAAATAACATTAAAAATAATAGATTCTATTCTGTAATACGAATGGAATATATATCTTAGACATATGATTCATAAATAACATTTAATGTATTAAAAATAATGAGATTAGCATACAAGTTCAACATAGGAAACAATGAAAATATATCATCTCTGTGCAAGATTAGCAATAACTTGTACAATCAGGCATTATATATTTTCAGAGAAACACTTTCTAAAGAAGATAAGTGGTTATCCTATTTTAAACTTGATGCTATCATGAAGAATACCAAGAACTTAGATGGAGACATTAATTACAGATTACTAAAGGCTCAATGTTCTCAACAAGTTCTTCGTATTCTTGATAAGAATATAAAAAGCTATTACAAATCGGTCCAAGATTACAAAAAACATCCTAATAAGTATAAGAAAAAACCAGGTCTTCCTAATTACAGGAAGAGAGGTTCTGAGTTTAATTTGTATTACACGAGTCAGAGTTGCAAAATAAAAGATGGGAAAATAATCCTATCAAAAAATCTTTCAATAGATATTCCTCAATATGAAAAGTATTCTGATTTGATTAAAGATTTTAAACAGATTAGAATAAAATCATTAGCGTGTGGATATAAGATAGAAATCATTTATGAGGTAAAAGATACTGAAGTATCTAAAGGTAGGGAAGAAAAAGTTGCTTCTATTGATTTAGGAATAGACAATCTTGTAACATTAGTTAGTGAAGATTTTACCTATCTTTTTAGCGGTAATTTTGTTAAATCATATAATCAGAGATTTAATAAAACACTTGCTAAATTAAATAGCATAAAGGATTTACAAAAGATAAAAGGAACAACAAAACGAATAAAGAAATTATATTATGATAGAGAACAGTACATAGAAGATGTTTTTCATAAAATCAGTAGAAAGATAGTTGATTTGCTTATCGATTCCAAGATAACAAAATTAGTTGTAGGCTATAACAAGGGATGGAAAACTGGAGTAAACATGGGAAAAAGAAACAACCAAAAGTTTACACAAATCCCTTTTGCGAGATTGGTTAGTTACTTAGAATATAAATGTGAATTAGCTGGTATTGAAATAGTTATTCATGAAGAGTCATATACTTCAAAATGTGATTTTCTTGCATTTGAGAAGATAGGAAAACATGAAAACTATTTAGGAAAAAGGAAGAACCGAGGATTGTTTCAATCTTCAGTAGGAAAACTCATAAATGCAGATGTAAATGGAGCATTAAACATTATGAGAAAAGTAGTCGGTGATTCCTGTGAATCAATTCGTAGGATAATCGATAGAGGGTTATTGTTTAACCCGGTAAGGATTACGAATGTATTTTGCTAAGAAGTACATTTTGAAACTCATAAAGAAATGTAATAAGTTTTATTTAATTTAATATTTTTCATAACATCGGAGATTCTATTAAGATCGTAAAAGTGAAATAATATGGAAAAGAATTTAAAACTCGTATGTCCAAAATGTGGCACCCCTCACCAGCCTCATTCTCCACACACGATGGATGCAGATGGATTTGAAAGGTGTGAGATAAGGACTGTCATGGAAGACAGGGGGTGGTGCTACGAATGCTCTTTTTGGCAAAATATGTACGACAAGCACAAAGACGATCCAGGATGGGTTAGGATAGACGGTGAAAGCTGGGTGCTTAAGCCTATGGTGGAAAACGTACCGAGCGGATGGAACAGCCTTGGATGTGGTGGAAGAAAGATGTATATCAATATCGAAGGGAAAGGCATTGTTGTATCAAATAACTGCTGGTGCCAAGGTGATGTTTCGGACGCATTCAAGGATCTGATGCCTGATAATGCTACTTGGGCTACGAAGGAGGAATTTGACAAAGCTCCTGTAGTAGGACATATCATAGAAGGTATTGGTTTAGTTTTCACAGATAGGGAAGGTCATGAAGTTAATGCTTAGAAACTTATTTCATGTTCTGCTTATACAAGAAAAGATGGTAACTACAACAATCCCCAACCATACAATAGGCGTACGGTTAGGGATTGTTGTCATATCGTAAAATTAAATGTTTTTTCTAATATCAGATATTCAGTATGAACTTTACTTCCGCCATCATCTATCAAGTCCAAATTAATATAAGCTGTATATGATACATGATGATCACCAGGAGCAAGACGTTTCATTTCTGATAAGAACATAGAATTTAAACCTTGGCCAGACCATGATTCTGGATATGGCAAAGGTGTAAAGTCGGCGTCTGTACATCTTACAACCCAAGTAAGATTAGGATCTACCCTAACTATTCTATCATGAGGTCCATCAATTACAAGATCTGGCATCTCATATTGGTAACTATCATAATTAAGGACAATAGGATCACCAAAGTTTACACCGTATATAGCAGCAGGTGGAGTAAAGCTTGTTATTAAAAAGGTTCTATTAATCCTATTGGTTGTTCTTAGCGTAAACTCATCAGGTGCTATCACACTTACTCTAAATTCATAATAAGGAGAGGTTTTTAAAGCAATAGCAAGAACCACCGAATCCTGTTCAAGCAATTCCTCTGTCGTATCAACCTGACTATCGATCTCTTGCCTATCTTCCATTGGAACACCGCCTTGGACACTTATGGAATCCAGCCGTTCTTTTTTAGACAGAAAGATAAATTGCCCGCCCTGTGGAATGGTGCCTACTTTCTTTCCTTCTACGATTACCCCCCCCCTATACAATCGCTAACTATCTTATACTCATATAGTTTAGCATTATTTTCAAATCTTCTTCTCATAATTTCATAAAATTAATTCGGTAAAGGGGCGGACATAACGTGGATTACTCCTTATACTTGTATCCAAATGATCTCCTTGGATGTTTATATCATAATACCACGAATAGGTAAATTGTGTAGATTGAGTGGATGTCCACATTTTATTACTCATTATCGTACCTCCTACCATTAAAAGGCATTCGTTTATTTCATTAGCATACAATGATATCAAAAAAAACTCTCCGGCGCCACCTACATATCCATTTTGACCATTTTTAAATAAATAGCTATTAGCTTTATTAAAAGCGTAATTTTCATTACTGGTATCATATTCAAGATACGCATTCTGATTTTCACGCCCCAATAATCCTTTTTAACGGTCTCCATATAAGAACTATTTTGTGCAAATACATTGTCTACTCTTCCATCCTTACCCCAACTAAATGTGCCAATATATTCGGTGGCTATAACAAAACACACTTTATCTACAAGAGCTATTCCATTGCATAGATCATTGGAATATCCTTTATTAGACCAATTTTCTTTTGTATATAATCCTCCATCTACATGTTGGATGTATATGCCTTTATTGATTATAAGCGAGGGATTTACCCCCATCCCTATTTGAAATCTTCGTCTCATGATTTTTGTTTGCAAGATAGCAATAATTGACAACATAAAAGAAACCGGTTCTCTATCATCTCTGACTGAGAACCGGTAAGAAAACAATTTCAGAAAAAATTAAACCTACATAATCTTTCAAGTAAGAACAAAAAAACGTACAATCTACTCTTTGACGATGCTAATATAACATATTGGAATCATACAAAAACAATGCAAGTCTGATATTCTTCGTCTATTTGTAACTAACGTCATCGTCCCCTTCCGAATCAGGAGTAGCGCCGATGAAGAACATCATTGACTTGTTGTTTGTCTGCTGCCACCAATTATAGGCGCGCGCTATGTCTTCCGGCGTCTTGATATTATACCATTGTTTGATAAACGTCTGTTTGGCGAGTTGCCTAAATAACTTAGACTCTCCTTTGTATGTGCCGGATGTTACTTTATCAAGTGAGTAATTCCTAAGATCAGTAAGATCCTTCAACTTCCGCCCCATAACAAACGGATCGTTAATGATATCTACCACATTAAGCTCCATAATAAACGGCATCTGTGAAGCTATTTCGTTTATGGTTCTGAATCCGACATAGGATCCAAATTGAGTAAGCCAACTTTCTTCGTTTTCATCATCATCACGCCATCCGGCAAGAAGCATGGATACGGCTTGCATGATAAGGAACGTGCCGGCATAGACACTGAGACGTTTTATATTGGTTTTCTCTACCTCATTCATATTGTCTTTATTTTCGTTCCAGGCATCTATGATGTTTTTCATACCAGACTCGGAAGCTAAGCTAAATGTTTTGGCTATCATATTCTTTAACGTAATTGACAACCCTTCCTCTTCTTGCATTGTCTGGAAATTGAAGCCACGTCTTTTCCACAGACGTTGAGCCGCCAGCACCAACCATCCTCGGTGGGCGGTCATGAACCTGGCTATCCAGTTGCGCGATGCAGCAGTTCGGTTTTCTTCATTCAAAGATCCGTTACATATCTGCGACAAGCTACGAACTTGATTTCTGGTTATAGCCATCTGGGTTTCAACTTCCTCAACAGTAACACCCGATCTGGGCTTTACAACCACCTTCCCATCCACGACATCTACCATACTCCATAAAGTATGATCTTTTAATGCATTCCATTCTCTTTTTATGGTACTCTGTTCTTTATTGCGTTCTTTTTCCATCTTGAAATCTTGGAACGTGTAGAACCGACCTTTGTAATAACGAACATTGTCCATAGTAGCAATCATAACCTGCGGATCAAGAGGGTAGTTCAGGATTTCCATAAAAGCATACATAGGTGAACGCATTAAGGTCCTGGCCACTCTATTGTATCCGGCACCATACATACGATTTCGGATATTGAATATCCCCATTCTCTCACCTATGACATATAATTTGCTTTTCCTATCTATGTCTCCGGTTTCTGCTATACAAGATGGAGCAAGGCGTGAAAATTCAGCCGATGCGTATTTAAGGGAGTCTTTGCTTATATACTGTCCTACGGCAGATTCCATGATGAGGTTGATATGACCTGTTAAGGCGCCGGTAGCTGCCACAAACGGAGACAGTGCCAAGTTCATGACCGACATAAATCTTTCAACAGCCATCATAATTCTTGTAAGGTCTACCGTATATCCTCCGATGTTCACCGTAAGTTTTTTGGTGTTCATCCTAATGCCATAATAATGATCGTTGAAGAAGTCCCTGAACATCTGATATGCTTGGGTTGCTTCAGCCTTTTTACCACCTTCAAATTGTTTATTCAGTAACATCTGCTCCAGTCCTTGAGCGAGCTCTATAGACTTCTGCTTTTCGTTGTATAACGATGACTGCATCATAAGCATAGAATAAGAGTAGCCAAAATCGTGAGATACATCATCTTGGTTCTCCAATTCATATATGTAGTATTTGGGTATAGACCTAAGTCTGTCTTCCGGATCATATACTTCCCCTTGTCTGGTTTTACCGTATAAAGAATCGTCTACTCTGTCCAGGCACAGATCTGATACAAAATTACGAACCGTATTTTTGAAGTTAATACCCAATCCTTCTATACGTTCTATATCTTGTTTTGATATCTGTGGAATAGCATACAGGTTCGGGCTCTGCTCTTTGTATAAGGAAAGGGATTGTCTTTTTATTTCCTTAAGTTTTTGAATCATATTCCATTGCTCTACGTTTTTAGTAGCAACCTCATTACCGTCAGCATCATACTTGATACCAAAGTCATTGAAATACGATTCATCACGATACAGGCTTTTCTTGGGCATACGATGACCATACCCATGATCTTTTACATAATCAGGGTTACGACCGCTATTTTCGGCTTCAGATTCAGCCACCCATGCCCTTGCAGGGTCGAAAGACAGGTATGATATGTCCATGCCATAATCTTGGGTGGATGTTCCGTTCTGTACGTCTTTAACCATCTGCGCCACATCTATCTCACCGCGGCCTATTTTACCAATCATAGCCGCATATCCGGTAGGTGCCATGCGTTTATAGTACGAAAAGACCTGGCTCCTGGCAAATTCATTAACGATCGCATTAGCTTCTTCTATACCTGCTTTTATGTCAGCTTCTATACCCTCTTCTCTTGTATTATTTAAAAATAAGCTGGCCATTTTAGCATTGACGGCATTCCTAAAATCTCTACCGTCTAATTCTTTGCTTATTCCAAGCTTTTCTGACAGGTAGTTGGTTTCAGATACGGTAAACAGATATCGGTTATCAGCAGCCTTAAACAGCTTATCCCTTAAAGCCTGAATCCTTTTTGCTTTCTTCGCCGTAGTATGACGTTGTACGAACTTCCATTCCACTTCCTTGGAGTCAGCAAGAGCATTTAAATAAGACTGATTTACTTCGTTTTCAGCCTTACTGCTTTTAGTAAGGTACTTATCAATATCTTCAAGACCCACCATCTTAGCATAATCTATTAAGATAGCGTAATCGGCTTCAATAGCTTCAGATGCGGCCCTAAAAGCATCTCTTTCAGATGAGGTAAATGTCGCTTCATTAATTTCTCCGATATCAGCCACATCGCGATTGTTTCCGATTATTTCCTTTATAATAGCCTTATTTTTTTCTATATCTTTTACAATCGAATCCACGTCAGTTGCATCTCTATCACTTGTCGTAGAACTAATGATGTCTTGTGCCATTTTAAGATACGAAGCCTTGTTATTTGATTCGGTACGCGCCGATTGTTCTGATTCTACGTCATTCCAAAACCGATCGTTGAATGACAGGTGCCCCCCCAACATAAGTGTCTTCAGCGCAGCTTCTCCTCCTGACTCGTTCTGAATCGTTCTCAATTTTTGCAAAAACGATTCTGATACGACATTAGTGACATTATTTGATTCCTTTCTCCAAACTTCATTTATAGCTTGTATTTCTTTGGCCATCTTAAGTTGGTCGCCGGTTTTTTCCACTCTCCTGGTTCCTACATATATGTATTCTGAAGCTGCTTCCTTACGTTGTTTACGAAGCAGTCCTTCTTCTTCGTAGTTACTACTCTTATAGTAAGCAACCTCATCAAAATTACCATTGCTATCAATAAAAGGCTGCCTCAATATCCGTTTTTGCCTGGATAGGGCATTAAGGTATTCTTTGGTTGTTTGAGAAACCGGATGCCCTAATTCTTCTTCAGCCTTTTTGTATATGGATTCCATTCTTGTGGCATAACTTTCGCTAAATTCCAGTTCCGAATTTTCAGCATCCCATTTTTCCATCTGTTCCGTATAGATTTTTTCCTGTTCGATAGTAAAAATATCGGTATTAACCCTATCAGACGATGGTTTGAATTTAGCGTTTTCAGTAACCGTATTTCCATCCTTGTCAACCACTTCTCTTTTAAATATGTAATTACGGTTATTGTCAACCACATCACCAATTTCTTCTTCTGATATCTCTATGTTCATGGCGGTCGCAAACGCTCGCATCTGCGCCAGCTTCTTATTACGATCGTATTTAGCCATATCAAGAGCACTACGAAGATAATTAGAAGTTTTTCCGTCTACTTTCTGAAGCAGTTTTTCAAATTCAGATTTGTTAAAACCATGTTTTTTCGCATATGCCAGGAAATCGGATATGGCGGGCTGGGCATTCACCATCGCATTGTAATTGTCTTTGGCAATCATAGCTCCAAGAGCGTTATTGAACGGGCTGGAGGAATGTTCTAATATACCAAACCACCTACTTATCCAGGACACATCATGTTGAACCTTATCAAAGAACTCTTTTACTCTCTTTACCTTATCTGCCGGCACATGAAGTTCGTTCATTAACTTGTCAAGCAACGTACTTTCATCAAGATCTTGTACTGATTTAATATCAGACTGAATACCGTTGATGTCGGCAATGACGGTATTGATCCTATTTGTATAATCCTGCTTTTCACGCTCATCAAATTCGGTACTTCTGTTACGGATATATCCTCGAAGATCGTTCATGATCGGAAGAACCTGATTGTTGATAATATCTACGTTCTTTCGATCATTGGTATTGAAATGAAGCTTACCGTCTTTGGTATCACCATGAAGGATAGTATTTACTACGTTGCTTAAGTATCTAACCTGAGCTTCGGCTGTGGAGATCATGCTGTTCATGGCGGCCGCCATCTCATTCTTGTCTATTTCGGTCTCTACCTTATTTATCTTATCTTCTATGGTCTTAAGCTGGGCAAGGGTCATAGACGTAGTTACAGCCCTATCAGAGCTTATCTGACGTAAGTCTCTTAACGTTTTTCTCAATGCCCTGATTTTAGACTCAAGAAACTTGTTCTTGTTCATAGAAGAAAGGGAGTATAATGTAAAGTCATTATCCTTCAAAAGAGAAGTATCAAATCCTTTATCTATGTCGGTAATAGCAAGATCACGAATATTTTTAATAACGTTATTCAAATCCTGTCTTTGGGTTGATAAAGCTGATTTAAGCCAGTTTACAATTCCAGAGAGAAGCTGCCGGACGCGCCCCAGGAAGGAGGTGGGCTCTACCGGCGCCTGTGCTGTGCCGGTCTGCATCTCCCTGGCAAGGATCTTTCCAAGAATTTCTCTCCTAACAGCATTATCAAGTTCAGAGCCTTCATATACCTTACCGTATGTATTATAATACTGACCTGCATACTGATTCCATTCTTCAGTGCCTTCTACATCTTGCAAAACAGATTCAACAGCATTCTGATCTCTGTACGCCTCTACGAGAAAGTGTGCTGTTTCTTCTACTAAGTCAGACAAAGTAGCATCTTCACCGACTGCTATTACGTTATTGGCAATATCCGCCAATGCCTTAGCAGAAGGTTCGTGTCCGTATTTAGTTTGGTACTTCTCTATATAATCGGTCATGCCAACGACACTAACGCCCAGCGTTTTCAGTATCTCAACAATAGAATTTCGTTGATTACGTTCCTCTTGGCTATAATCCGATACGATCTTAGCTTTAGTATCAGCATAAAGATCGTTGTCTTCTAATATGAATGAAACTACAAGCGCATCAAAATGATCGTACTTGGCGTCCAATTCATTGTATCTTCCTGACTTGAGATCGTTCTTTATCTGCTCCCTGCTAACCCTTTCCGTTCCTCCGGTGGCGAGTCTCATAGTTACCTTACTATTATCCAATGAATTTATGGTTATCATGCCTTGATCATTCATGGAAACATCAGAACCAAAATGATTACGGAGCTCAGTGTAGGATAATGCTGAATTGAAAAGTCTAATTTGTCCTGTATGTCCTTCTCCTGTAATATAATAGCTTCTTGTTTCCGGATCGAATATCTTGGATCCGGACAAAAGACCTTTCTTTATAAGGTAGTTTATTATCCCACCTTTTGTTGATAAAGAAGTGGAAGTAGAGGCGGTCATAACAGGTATAAAAGATTTGGGGTTGTTAAGGACATACTTTCCAGCCTTGTAAGTAATGTCTGCCACTCCATCCACGGTAGATTCTTGAACGATGCCTGATAAGAATCCTATTCTAATATCATTCCCTCCAGAGCGAAGAGCTTCTCCGTAATCTTCAAATAATTGATTACGATCGTTCATGAAAAACAAACGAGGCTCTCCAGTCTGATACGTTACACCCACAGGATTAGAATCTGCCTCTGGTAGCTCTTCTGGGCTAAATATCTTAAGACCGTCTTTTATGATCATATAATCAACACCCTTATCCTGTACCATAGATACGGGAGTGAAGTCTGAAGATATAGCATCTTGCAGATACTGGCCGGCGTCTATTCCCGGTCCTTCCGGTACGGAAATACCTGACGGAACCATAGCATCCACCAACATAATATTATCACCCAGATCTTGGCTGTAGAATCCAAAGCCCGATTCTTGAATCCCATAAGGCGCATCTGATTTCGACACAAGAATAGGGTTGCTCATCTTAGAAGCCTTATCCAGCACCCTTTCTCTATAGGCTTCCGGAATAAGGTCGATATTGGATTTTACCTTATTGTAAGCCTGTTTGTTGATAGGCACATTCCTTCTCCAGTCACCAAAAGCCTTTAAGAACTTATTAGAAAATACGGTTTTAAAAACAGTAGTAGCCCGTTCCCTATTTTCCATAAGAGGAATAGATGCTATCTTATCGAATAACATAGACCTGTCCCCTGATCTGGTAGAGACAGAAACAACTTTCTTTTTATTATCTCTTTTAATAATACACGTTGATACCATGATAAAACATTTTTGTTATGAGACAAAGGTAGCTAAAAATCAAGCATATCATAAAAAATTAAGCCATCTAACTTCTCAGTCTGATGGCTTAAAAATAATATGAAAAAAAATTATAATCTGACGCAAATCGTCAAGTTACGCTTATGCATTGTATTTGTACCCATTTCTATGAATAAACCTTCCTGATTCGAACCTTTCCACATCATCCGGTCCAATAGGTCCGCAGTCTTCCCTCCTTACCTCATACCACAGCCCAGGCTTACGAAGTCGGCAGGTTATGACGTATTTAAAACAGTTGTGAGTAAAATGGAATACGGAGCCTACTGGGAAATACCTGGTAGTTTGAAACACTATTCTTTTTCGTTTAGTATCAAACGTGATATCCCCTACTATCTTAGCCACGTAATAGCTTCTGCCATTTAACGTTTCATCTGTTTGTGGTATCCAATAATAACCTCTTGCCATGCCACAAATATATAAAAAAGTCGGATAACTTACGTACCCGACTCTATTATTTGTTTAAACAGACCAATTCCGTCTATTATAATATGACCGCTTCGCATACGACCATTATTAGGATTATAAAGAAAATTAAAACCACTTTCTTTTTCTTGTCTTTCAAAAGAACTGATATCCTTTCCTCTACGAGCTCTTCCAAAAGCCTTCTTGAACAACTTTCCTCTGAAGGTCTTGACAAGGTTCTTGGTAGCGTTATTACCGGCTCTTATCGTTACTTTCCTTGCCTGGTCTTCCGAGACAAAACTGCTTTGGAAAATATACGATGCTGCTGTTTGTATGTCCTGCTTGGTAATCATATGATAAACATTTCTTTCAAGATACTAATTTTTATTCCATATATTAATTTCATCTCATCTCTATCATATACGTCAAAAAAGGATTCACTGGGGTCCTTTGGATTTGCGTTCAATTGAATTATGCAATTACCAGTATAAACCTTAAGCTTATAATTATCGGAGTATATATCCTGCATAGTTTCAAATGTCTCAATTAAATTTTCAACAAGAACTCTGTTAAATGAAAAAGATTCTTTACCATTACCTTTAAATGTGATATGATCGAAATTCTTGTTGTCAAATTCGTACTCTAACTGATTGCCGTCCATCATATCATAAAAGATTGACTTTTTGATTATAAATCCCATATTATTTTGTTTTTAGTTAATATAAATCTTCTGAATACAATTGTTTTCTAATAGCATTCCTATCTACTACCATCTCCTGATTATTGTTCTTAACAAGCTCAGACGCTTCCTCTCTTGTTAGAAACCGGTTCTTGCTTGTCAAAAATCCTTGAATACTACGGTTCTTATGAGCAATACCATAAGCTGCAAACTGAGAAATGATAGAACAATGTCTCAATCCACAGAACACGGCGCCGGATGGTATATTGGTGGGCTGATGAGGACGCTTCTTGCCGTCCTGCACCCAGATGGCTGCGCATATTACTATTTCTTTATTATACATGATACGTTTTTCTATTAAATTTATTAAATCCGTTCATTTACTTTAATATAATCGGATGCCTCTTCCCTCTAATGAGTTTAAACTTTTTGCGTGAAACATCTTTTGAATTTTCTCCGTTGAAATCCCTGATATTGAAACTCCCTGATTTTCTCCTTCCATAAACAAAGAATATTTTATTGTTATACAACACTTTATCAAACAACCTAAAACCGAAAACCTCAAAAGGAGCTTGATTGTTTTTCTTCTTCCCCCCTTTTAAAATTTTCATTTTATGTATTTGTCTATTATGTCTACGAATTAAACGTTTTAAATATTGACGTTCGATTCGTTTCGCATTAATATTCTTAGAAATGACAAACGCGTCGGATGTATGGGATTTTTCAATCCCATATTTAATCCGATTATGTTTCGTAATGTAACCAAACGTCATAAAAACTCTGTCGTATCTGGATTTTAACTCTTCATACAACCTCCATTTCATAATTCCCATTACGGCTGCGTCGCGAAGCGACTTGCCTCTTCTGATCTTTAAATCTATATTACCTTTATGGTATTCTTTGTGACATGTTTCACATAAAGTTATAAGATTAGAAGGGGAATCCCCTCCGGTTTTTCGAGACTCAATATGATGAACATTCAGTATAGAATCTTTTGACTTGCCTTTACAATACTGGCATTTATGACCATCTCTTGCTAAAACATACTCCCTTGTGTTCCAAAACTCAAGTTGATCACCTTCCTGGTATTCTTTACCTGATATCTCAGGATTCTTAATCTTTTGAGTATCGAATTGAGCTACTTCAATAACAATACGAGATATTGGTAGTATAGAGCAAACATTGTTAATAACGCAAATATGGGCGTCTACTTTGTATTTCACCGAAGGTGCTATCCATCCTGGACGCTTGCTTTTTACTCTGTTATCAAAACGAGGTTTTCTATATCTTAACCTGTTCCGTCTTGCTTTCCGTAGCTCTCTTCTGGTAGACAAAAGATCTACGATATCATTTCTAAGAATTACTTCACTGCTGTAAAGTTCTTTGCTTTTCGTCGTTGCTGATAGACCAACATGTTTAGTTCCAGCATCAACGCCTAAAACAATTTCCTGTTTGTAATCAGATGTAACGTACATTAATTTGATGGTAAACGGACATAGGTTTACAACGACTGCCTTTTTGTCTTTAAGCAGTCGTCTTACCTTACCATACCTTGTTGTAGGCATCATAGGTTTACCATTTATATCCTGTACGTACACCATACTTACAAACGTTTTTAATGTTTATTCAACATAAGTCAGAGTAAAACTCTGTTAGTACCCATCGCCAATGTTATTTAAGGTTTTTAGTAAGCAACACCGTTCCTGAATACCAGAACTGTTTAATCACTTACCTTAGAGCTACAGACTTGGGTAAACATCCGTAGGTAACTATCTATTCTTAAATAACGTAGCCTTCGTTTCAAGGCTTAGGCTAATATCCGGACCATTTATGGTACATTAAAACCTTATAATAAAATTATATTGTTTTAATGTTATTTCGGATATACAAACAAACTCATCCCGCAATCTCCCAGTCATTAGACATAATATCATGTTCGGTTGGATTCCAATTTGATGCTACTTTTTGACCTGTATCTACCATCAATATATTTACGTCAGATTCTACAATAAACATACAGATATACTTTTTACCCCAATCGATTCTTTTTATCTTACGACCTAATTTAAGCTGTTCTAAAGCCTTTTCGAATGTCATGCCATGACGAGGCAGTTTGAGATATTTTTCAAGTCTGTCGGCGGCTTCATTTGGTGTATGGCCATCGTATTCGAAAGCAGTTTCTCTTTCAGGAACATCAAACAAATCCCAGTATTTGCTTTCATAGTGATTAGATACCTGACCGGTAGGCAGGATCGCCATCACAATAAACCAGTCATCAGAACCGAAACATTTTTCTCCATCGCTGTGCTTTCTTGATTTGCAAACTTCAACCTGTCCATTTCTGGCTAATAGATTAAAAAAGGCGGCGTTATACAACATGCGGTACCGATACAATTCATTGAAAGTATGGTATCCATCAGAAACCTCTCCCATGTCTCCAGGTTCTGCTTTAGGTTCAGGATGATTCGGATAGCAGTAGTCCACTGATGCTTCTAACACTGACTTTACGTGTTCTATTATCCTCGCAACATCATCATGTTTAAAAAAATGCTTAAATCTTTCAACGAATTTAATATCTTCGTTGATTGCTGATTCGAACTCTTCTTTTGTCATTATCCTGACTAAATCTTTTAATTCCATTATTTGTAATATTTTAGTTGTTCTGAAATCCTATATTTACTTACATCATCGCATAAGTTACACCCTCCCGTACATCCACAAACCGAACAATACGAGTCTCTTTCTGCCTTCGATTTAGATTGGAAATCCCTTACGACTTTAATCCAGGTAGGAGAAACTATCTTACCAGAGAAAGAAGGTACGTTTAAAAGTAGTGTTTTCATGTTTTCGCTGAAACATTTATATAATACGGTACATCTACCACATCTCTTCTACGAAGTTCCTTCTCAAAATAAGAAACCATATAAGTATTTTTACCTTCGTGATCAGGTCTGGGATCAAAACATTCAAAAACGAATCTTGTTATACCTTCCAAATGACCAAGCATGAAAACAAATTCGCCACTGTATCTTTTATTAGCCAATTCTTCTACAGTCATAATCTGTCCCCTCCTAATCCTGAATTGATGCTAACGTACTTAACACGGACATCATTTCCACGTCCAAGCTGACCCCAGCCGGGCGATGGCGTTCCCTTGGCCGGAGCAGGGACAGCCCTAAGCCGAAACCAGTCCTGCTTTTGCCTCATGGCTTCAGCCTCTTTGTAATACCGGTTACACAGTTCTTGATCTTCGTAACCAACGTAATCTTCCTTATTTTCCATATAGAATACTTTTTCAACAAAAGTACGACATTCATGAATTAATTAGATTTAAAATAAAACAATATGAATTAAAATAAAAACCCGATACGTTAAAATCGCATCGGGCCTGGTATTGAAAAAAAAATAGGTTCAGATCTTGGGTAAAGATTCGAGCCAATTTTTAACATCTTTATATTTAGGGTCTTTGTCTATTCTATCTTTCAGTTCATGCAATGCTGAGTCCATAACCGTATTCGGTACGCCAATCAACTCTCCTATTAAATACAATGGGGTTTTATTTGATTTAGATTCGTGTGCCATATTCATATCCAAAAAAAAGTTATGTGAAACAAACCGGCCACGGGTATTCTATTGCCCGCCGACCGGTATAACATTTTTATTCCTTTTTTTCCAAACGGGAAAAACGGGAATGCGGGAATCATATTTTTTACTATGGCTCTCGCACCACCGGAAGGGCCTGGATCTCAGGTCAGATCCTTCCAGTTTATTTTTTCGCCGAGGTAATCTTGCACGGCAAGCCATCTTATAAAGGCTACTCCTTCGGGAGCATCCGGATCATCCAAATACATTAACGTAGCTTTCACCAACTCGTTCTCACATTTGAAGACCTTCGGAAAACCATCCGAATAGTACATTGCAAAGACATATTGGACATCGCCCCATGTCGCTTTATCCGGCTTCTTCGCTCCGCACTTTTCAAAAATATCTTTTATTTCCGGCTGCTTCCAGATCCTCTTGGATCCATCGACGTTGACCATCTTCTTTACCGCCTCATCAGCAAGAGCATTAGAAAAATGGTAGCCGTAAGTATCTACATATTTCTGATAAGCTGGATCCTCTGCGTCTGCTCCTCAATAAGAACGACCTCTGCCACGTCCGCGACCTCTGCGCATCTGAGGTCCGTCACCGTAGTATCTGTCGTCTCCATAGTAATCGGTCGGGTAGGATTCGTAACCCATCCTCCGGTATTCCCGGTCCTCCATTTCATGACGACGTTCGCGCTCTTCAAGCCTTCTTTCCCTTTCTTCCAGCTCGTTTTCGCGTTCTTCCATTTCCTTCATCTTCTCATGCATACCATAATGATCGTAAGGAGGAAGGAACCCATGTCCGTACTCCATGTACGTTCCATCAGCACGCCGGCTTCTGCCTCTGCCTCGTCTGTCTTCTATCTCGTCATATCCAGGATATTCTCTGTGTCCTGAATTTAAATCATATACTATCATATTATACTTATTTCAAACGTTCTACAATTAACTTCTTTAAATCTTCGAATGAATCAGTAAGGTCATTCACCTTATTTTCTATACCAGCTATTTTACGATCCTGCTCTCTCGTTTGTTTGAATGCCGGATTGATGTCTTCTAATATAGATTCACAAGCCTCTATCTTGGCACGATGGGTATCTACGCTGTCTATTATGTCTTGACTGGTGCTTTTTATAGCATTCAGTTCGTTCATAATCGGATCTATGCTGGTAGATAATGTTATACCCATAGCCTTAGCCACATTCTGGGATTCCGGAACCGTATAGGTCTTGGTTTCGCCAGTGAGCTCTACCGTCAGATCCACCACGCGGGTCTGCATCGCCTGATACTGACCCGGCTGAGGAGGAAGATACCTGGGTTCGGATACGGCTACTACCTTTCCCAATTCGTATTTAGGTACTGTATTAGTATCAAGGGTATGTACCTGAAACCCTTTCTTCAAATCTGAAAACATGATCAAAATATTATTTAGGTGAAAATAGGGTGATGATCTCCATCACCCTACTGAAATCATTTACCTGCTTTAACTTCAGACGCCTGGGCTGCCGCTACTGGAACACAGCAATCCATTAATCTTAACACGCCACGAACTTTATTGAAGTACAGAAGGCGTTCTGTGCCATTTACCATAGCAGCACCCGTTACAGCTACGTTAATAGGGTTCACGACATTCACTCCCGTAACCGAGCAACAGGTGTCGGCTCCTACTGTTGAAACTGTGCTGTTTGCCGGGACCGCAATCTGTACCGGTAGAGCACTTCCGGCTGTGGGGACTACTTGCCTTATCTTAAGAAGGATAAGACCCTCACACGGAAGGGCGATCCAAGCCCGTGGGTTAATACCGAAGATTGTATTTGTCGTACTGACAATAACATTCTTCGTAACCATCTCATACAACGATCCTATTTTAGAAACACAAGCCATATTAGCCTCCTCTCTTAATAAAATCAGACAGCAGCGTTGTTATTGCAACATCCGTTGTTACATCCACATCCGTTATTGCAGTAACCTCCTCCGAATACCTGTCCCCAAGAATAAGCCTGGTAAGGAGAACAAGAGGGGTAGGCTGGGACGGCCGTCGGGCGTAATTGACCAACGATATTCTGGGTTTGTTGCTGAGATAATGCCGAAGCTGTCAAAGCCGCTTTTTCTTCACGAAGTTGAGCAATAGTGTTCTGCATCTCCCTCATTTCCAACTGACAGAATTTGTCGTTGATCATAACGGTTTGAGCGTCAAGTTTCGCAGACAAGATATTGAATTGGCTTGTAGCTTGCTCACGATTGTTAGCCAGACCTTGGTTGAGACCGTTCTGCAAGATATTGGTTTGTTCCAACGTGCGAAGCTGGTTATCAAAACCTTGCTGAGTAATCATTCCCTGAGTCTGGCAAGTGCTTTGATTGATCAACGAACTCAGATTGCAGCAGCAAGAGCTGATTTGATTTCCGATTTCACAACCTTGTTGTTGAACTGCGTTGATAACAGCCTGAGAAGTCATACCTACCTGACCAGCTACTTTATCAATAGCACCCTGTACGTTGCAGATAGCGTTCTGAAGTTGAGTAGTAGAACAGTTCAAAGCAGAAGCGATCTGATCTATAGCGCTACGATTACCTTGAATTGCCTGCATCAGAAGCTCACGACCGTAATCGTTATTCAACTGAGCGGGTAAACCATTGGCGCAACAATCACCACCATTTCCAAAACCGTTACCGAAGCCGCGTCCACCCCACAGCCAGAACAAAACAATTATCCAGAGCCACCAACCGTTAGCCCCACCGAAACCGTCCTGGTTGTTACGACCGTTCATCAAAGCCGCCACCAGATTCGGATCCATTTTATTACCACCTATCAAATTAGCAAACATGCCGGGAATCATTGAAAGAAGACCGTTAGTGGCTGCACCACCACCGTTAGCCCCGGCTCCATCTAAAAGGACGATTTTATCACCACCCATAATTTTATAGTATTTAATTGTTAAACATACGTGCATGAAGCACGTAACAAAGATCATGATTGCAGAGTGGAATACAGGTGTGTTTGTTTCCTATAGAAGAGAAGTATTTTCAGCAAAAACGGAAGTATAATACACAATAATTAATTTTCCCCCATTTAAGGGGAAAACCTGATAATTATAAACTTTTGCCTTTCCCATTTTGGGTAAAGCACTGTAAAACAAACCAGGGCCCGCATCACTGCGAACCCTGATCTACACTAATCTAAACTAATACCATGAAAAACTTAAATCTAAAAACTAAAGAACACACAAATGTATGAAAATGTATGGTTTTCACAAAGAATCTGTATCCTGTTCTTTCGTGTGATTCAAGACATGGGATATAGCTCTGATACTTAATCCGGTTTGATTTCGTATCAGATTATAAATATAGGATTTTGAAACTACAGTTCTTAATTGACCTAAATCATTCATAATGTTTTTATACATAAGATGAATGCTGTTATTACGTTTGATGGTACTGATTCTCATTTCCTACCGTTATTAGTTACGTTCTGTTCTTACCTTCCTTTTTTTTCTATAATCCCTTCCTGAAACTAATATTGCAAACTTAATAAAAATAATCCAAAAACAACGAAAGTCTGACTTTTCTTGTATGTTGCTGATATATGTGCATATATAAGAAAAGTGAGACTTTCACAAGCCTCACCCCCCCCCCAGAAGTGTAAATGTAAAAAAAACTAATTATATTACATGAAAATTACCTACATTCTAATTTATTAAGATCACCTAATTCAGACTTGCTTATGGTCATGTCTTGCGTCAAGCCAGATCTGTTTTGGTATGAAGCGTAATCGGTTTCTACTGTCTTAGCCTTCTGGGTAGAATCGTATTTCACCTCCGATTCGGTCCCTGTCAGATTTTGGTAGATAGAGCCGGAACTACTTTCGCTTACTTTAGACCATATCTTATTACCTACTCTTATAAAATTATCATAAATACCTTCGGCTGTTATAACACCATCTTGCTCTACGATATTAGGGCCCGATTTTTCTTTTAACAGATACGGGTGCCTGGTGTAAAAATAGTGTTCAAAATCATTCTCGGCATACGAAGGGTCATACCTATCCAAATAAAACAATTTTGATAAAAAAGGGTCGGTGCTGGTCATGCTATAATCAAACAACATCAACCTGTCTTTTCCAGATAAAGATAATTCTATTGATTTCAAAATATCAGGATCATCAGAAATAAGACCCAAAGATGGACCAGGTTTGAAGTCAAGATACTTATAGGCATTATCATATAATTTTGTTTTATGGAGTTTGTTGTCAAGGTAAGATTGGTATAAATCGAATAAGGATAATGGGTTTTCGCTATCTTGTTTTTTGTTCATGTACCGACTAAATTCCCGATCCACATCCACATAAGGGACGCTGGGTACCTCCGGATGCCCAAACGCCATCCTGGTCATTACCATGTCCTCCGTGTTCTGAGAATCCATGAACGATCTGACGTATTTTTTTATAGAATCCATGAGCGTATTATCATCTACGTTCCGTACTTTCTCTTTATCCAAAACGCCGTTCTTAAAACAAGATTCAGGATATATTTTAGCGGGGAAGTGAGTTAGGTTGTGCTTGGCTAACACTGTTGATATTTGATACATCTCGTTAAGATCATCTTTGCTGATCCTTTGATATAGATTATCTCCTACCTTAAGCAATGAATGTTTCTCAAATGCTTCTACTGGGTCTATATTTGATTCAGAATAAACGATATTCAAATTATCCATATACTCCGGCAATAATCCAAAATAATAGTCTGTACTATCACCAAGAACATCATCAATAGAAGATGCCAACGTAGGAGCATAATTTACATCATTGTGCCTGGCCACATAAATATCAAGATCCAGCATCAAATTATCTATCTTAGCCAAAGATTCTTCTGTGCCATCATAAGTTTCCGATGTCCCTATTATATCTATGCCAAACCACGTACAAGCCTCTTCTATATCCCATATCATGCTTCTTAAATCGGATTCGGTGTCGGCATTAACCCTATGTAAATAAGCTGATATACGAGCTCTTAGAAATTCTATTTTACCGGGATTATAATAAGACAGGTCTTGTAGCTTAGATAAAGACCTTTTCTTTCCTTCTACCACATCATCGCCTTCTATGTTTATTACCGGAATCTTATTCGTAGATGAAAACTCATCAAACATAGATTCGGCAAATTCTTTATCAGAAACGAATTTCTCAACCAGTTCAGGATATGAGTTTCTCAACGATTCAAAAGCAGATGAAAATTCAGAAAAGTTTTTTATGCCGGCTACTGTTTTACGCATAGCATAATAAAGCTCAGAAGGATTATATGGTACTTTTTTACCAAATTGGTTAAACATTCCCTCCTTGTAAACAATAGGACCATACTGATAGTCAACAGACATAAAATAATTATCCTTTTCCCTATCATGTTCGTTAATAGAACAATCTATTAACTTTCTCATGGAAGTCGAAACCTCATTTAAAACAGAAGGATCGGATAAGATACGACTTATCTCTGTTTCATCATACAAACCGGATCTCCTTAATTTCTGCTCATTCAGTATTAAACTGCCATCTACATAAAAATCGAAGAGAATAGCATTAGACAATGAAGACGCATTAAAAAAATAATGAGTAGACAAAAGGAAATCCCTTACATCCTTAATGTCCTGAGCCGTTAAAGGATCAGCAAAATAAGTCTGACGCTTCATATACGACAGCACGTCTTCTAAGAGAGGTTCACCATTGGAATCGGTATTAAACATCTCCCCTGGAGCCGGGTTATTCCAATGACCGTAATACGACAAAAAACCAGGAGTGTAAGCCTTAGCCCATACCTGAAGAGCTCGCTCGCTATTTCCCAATAATTTTAAGGCACTTTCGTAAAGAACGGAAGGCTCACCGTTAGGAGCCTTAACCCGTTTTATTTCATTTTCCTTTTTTTCTATCTGACATTTGACACCCATAGTGATAAATATTTTAGACAAAGATACTATAAAAATAGAAATTATGAAACTTCTATTTCATAATGCGAAGCCTCTGTCTCAACTATCAATCTTCCCTCTCCTTTAAACTCAACACTATCATTTCCTGGACCAGTAACAAAAGGGAAATCAGATACGGATGTTACATAATCTCCAGAACCACCGGAAAAAGACTGACTTTTATTTTGTTTGTAATTGATAGTCAATTGTGTTTTACCTATCTGAAGAGTTCCAGATAAATTTTTAGTATAAGTGGTGATAGTCGTAATATTCCCATTTTTATAGCAATACATTATAAAGGTAGTAACCGGACTCTTTTTTATATTACTATCCGGACCTGCATGATAAGATTCATTTCCTCCAAATATGCTATTAATGTGACAATAAGGACCGACTCTTTTACTTGAAGTTTTAGCCTTATCCTCGACTCCTTTCAAAGATATAGTAACCTTACTCTTGTATTCAATATCCTTCCAATTACAGACTCCTTCACTTACGTTTCCAACAAACCTGTCATCAACATAAACCTCTATATTCCCCTGCTGATTGGTCTTCAACTGATACTGAACAAGACCTGAAACATCTTCGTATCTCCTTCTCATACTCAACACTCTTTATTTAACTCATTTATCGAATCCGAATTATCAGAACCTTCTACGAGATTCTTATTCCTGTCTATCTCTTCCTGGCTCATGTTACTCATCATATTTTGTATTTTTCTACCAGATTGAGATAAAGAACGGATGAATGCGCTGGAACTTATCTTAACTCCAAGATCCGGTTTTGCCCTAAACGCTTCACCGGTACTGATATTATACAAATCATACACACCTGAGTTCATATAGAATTTATATATCCAGTTTCCACCAGCTTTTTTGTACCCTAATTTGGTTAACTCGACTACACTCATACCAAATTTAATGCCATTACGACCCATTATCTTCTCAGGTATCTGTTCTACCTTAGCCGGAACAGATGTATATGCTTCATCACCGCCGTACAGAAAATAAGGGGTTGTTACCCTTGATATGTGAGTAAGCGGCTCTTCGGATATACGAGGTTCGTTTTTTGCAGTCTTAGATTCTTTCCTTGGATTGGATATCCTAATAAAAGGATCGTATGTTAAAAAGGTTAAGCCGTATTCTACTTTATAACCTGATACGCCGTTAAGATCCCTTATAGCCTTAGTCGTATGCGAGTGGTTGATGGTGTCTATCCCGTACCTTGATTCCATATCGGTCATAATGCTATTAACCTCATCTCCCTCTACATAAACCTCTTCTCCTTCCGGGATAGAGGTTATGCCGGCAGCCCTTCTAAGTAACCATAAGGTAACTTCAGAAATGTCAGAAAACTTATCTCCGTTCTTCCTATAGTTATCTACTCTTCCTTCTTTAGATCCAGGTAATTCGACATTTCCTTTAACTTCGACATTTGTTCTGGATTGTCCTTTGCCTTCTCCATCTCCCTTTTTATCGCCATCTTCCTCAGTGCGTACTGCACCGCCTTCTGCACTTCCTTCTTTTCCATCATTTAAAATATTATCTGATTCTGACTCTATAGACTCCACAACAGCATCATACTCTGGAATGCCACTAAGGAAATCTGCTACGTTATTCAAAAATTCTATTTTTTCCTCGTTTGTCATATCAAGGCTTTCCATAGGCTCCCATATGGCAGGCAAGTTATTTGATTCTATTGCAGTAGAAACATCTTCTACAGTTTGATTATCTACCGTAGGCAAAACTTCAGAAACCAAACTATTGATGTCAGATTCCATTTTTTCTACTTCCTCTTTTGTGCCATATTCTTTTAGGGTATCCATGCCATTGACTCTAAGAGAATAATTCAAAGCCTTGCTTGGAACAAAATTAATATATTTCAAAAAGTTTTTCAACTCTGATATAATTTGTTCGTCAGATCTTGGACCAACATAATCCGCTACTACCTGATCCGTTTGAGAACGAAGCCAAGAAACATATTCTTCTAAGGTCTTACCTCCCTTTTTAGAAGGAGTGGATATTTTATCACCTACTGTTCCTTTAGGTTCTAATCCCATTTCCTCCTTAAGACTTTTAGGATTACCTCTCTCACGAAGAAATCTCAAATCACCTCCTACAATCTTCCTTGCTATAAAATCAAAAATATTAGCATAAGGCGGCAATCCTTCTTTTTCTGTATGAGCTTCTATTTCACTCAATATAATAGAGAAGTTTTTTCTGGAGGTGCGCTTCTTGCCAGGTAAGGACTGCGTAGCTTGTGCCGCAGGAGCCGGCTGAGCTGGTGGCGCCGGCCGAGTCCCCCGTACAGGGTCTTCCTCTGGCATTTCCTCTTCGTAAATATCCACATCTTCCTTGGAAGTAACGGTCTTACCCTCATCGGAGAAAGGGAGATCATCTTCTATAAGTGATTTAGGTCTGGAAGATGATTTACCAAACTGAATCCTGATCTTAGGAGCAACAAACATCTCACCTTCGAAATCTATTCCAGATTCTACTTCAGACGTCACAATGTCTTTCACACTCCTACTTTCATCTTCTACCCACTTAACAACATCAGGAACTGTAGATAATTTTTCTATAGCCTCACGAGCTTTTCTAAGACCTGAAATAGGATTCAAATACGATACTTGATACGAAGCTGGATCAAGACCTAACTTGGTTAGATACGCATTAAGATCTTGTATGTCATCTTGACCCATCTGTAACAATTCAGAGTCACCGGATTCAAGCAGCATATCTATAAAAGAAATCCATTTCTTTCCTTCCTCTGATTCCACAGAACGTAGACTAACCGGGAAAAGATAATTAAGACCGTTTTTGCCTTTGACGACAACTACCGGAACTCTTACATTTTTGTAATTGTTTTTCTTATCGTTTAATATAGAATAAGCAAATGGGAATCCTGTGTATTTAGAACCGTTCTTAAGCACGACTTTGCCATTTAATACATATCCGACATCAGATACTTTTTCAGCACCTTTTTCGGTAATAGGGAGATTTTCTACCTGACCATATCCTTGACCGTTTACTCTCATGTTAAACACCGGTCTTCCGGGAAGGGTCTGGGCAACAACATGCGTGCCGACGCCGATGGTAGCCGACCGGCCGGCGTCCTTCTTCCACTTGTTAAAAGCCGTTCTTCTTATTTTACTTATACCATCTATGCCCCCTGTGTCAGCTTTTACAACAGAAACGAATCTGTTTCCACTCATGACCTTGATAACCATATTGGATACCAGCTTATTTTCAGCAGATTCTATTCTTTTTTTATCACCGGACTGAACAGCATCATTGTATTCGGCAAAAAGAGACTGATTATAGGTATCATTTGCATCTATCTCAAGATTAACCTTATCTCCTTTCTTCAAAGAAGATAATGCTTCCTGATCTATTTTATCTACCTCATTCTCTCCGAACCCAACACCTGTTCTGTACGGAACCAACTCATCTGAATCAAGACGCTTATAAACCAAAGAATATGAATTACCCACGTCCTGAATAGACACATCTGTGTAACGGTTGAGAACACGAGCCGATTCTTTGTCTATAGACCATCTCGCATGATAAGGAAGTTCTATCACGGTAGCTGTTTCTCCACCTATGTTAAGGAAATACCTTTTAGTCCCATTAGCGTTCGTTTCAGAACTTATTTGAATAGGAACCAATGATTTTATTGAAGATATAAATTTATCGGCTCTAAGACCTGCAATTTCATACCTTTCATTGCCGTCATTGGAGATTCTTCTTACCATCAACGTCTCTGGATTCTGGGCACTATCTATGTTGGCTCCAAGCGTATTATCGGATTCATCTAACTCATTTACAAGAGAATCTATATTAGCATCATCTTCCCCAAAATTACTCAACGTAGATTCAGAGATACGACCTTTGTCAATAATCCTGTTTTGTTCAACATAAGGAAGGAGATCCGTGATGTTTCCAACCTGGCCAAGATCTTCTATGGTAAATACCGAATCAGCAAGCTTATCTTCGTCAACTTTCTCCCCTTTGTCCCGTCTGTTCATTATATCCACATACGAAGAAATAGCATCATCAAGTTCCTGCCTTTGATCTGGTTCCAAATTTGATTTAGCCATATCAATAATAGCTTTATTTTCCTCATATACTGATCTCGGACTTGTAAGTCTGTCAGCCTTTTCAGATAATGATTTTATGAGATTAATAGGGCTGTCACCTAAAGACGACACATAATCATCAAAATCTTGTTTGTATTTATCATACACATCTTTTTCTCTCGCAGTAAGAAGATCAGCATTCCCTGTATATAATTTATCAATTATAGACTGCCTTACTACCGGAACCATAATAGGATTATCCATAGCAGCCTCATAATCTTCATCTGATACAGACTCCGTAAGCGGTGACTCTTTTATATTATCTTCCGCTTCCTTCATCCTATCTTCTCTTACTTTATCAAGAGCATGCATAAATGCTTTGATAGTCCAAGCTTCGTCTTCCGAAATCTTACCTTCTGACACAGCTTGATCTACTACCTCATCAGTGTCATATTCACCGACTTTATTAGGCTCTGCAAAATCAGGAACCTTGTCATCCCCCTTATAAGGAGTAGACCATAGAGAAGACAGCGCTTTTGAAAATCCCCTGTTTTCCTCAGCTAAGAATCTTTTATCAAGCATCTTAGACAAGAAGTTATTCATATTCCTATAGTCCATCAAACTCCTACGGTATTCATTTACCAAGGATCTCATGGCTTTGTCTTTGGCTGTAAACTTCTTTTCCTGTCTTGATTTTACATTAAAATAATCATCAAAAGCCACAAGAGTATCATAGGCTTCTATTACATCTTGTGAACTTATGGGAGAAAGAGGAGATGATAAAACAGATTCGGTTTTACTTACCAACTCTTCTATCGAAAACTCTTTTCCTATTAACGTTGATAACTCAGACAACGAATTATTGTAATTGGTTCTAAGATCTTCCAATTCTTTGGTTTTTCGTTGTATGGACTCAGCTTGTGGGTCTTTTCCATCTACGTTACGAGGACGGGTGGCAAGATCTTCTATTTCGGATTCAAGTTCTTCTATTCTTGACCGTATGCCACGAATAGCCATAGCCCGCTCCCTCGCCCTGCCCGACAGCCGGGAAAACGTACTTAGCGCATCCGCCACGCGAGGCTGCCCCGAAAGCGTTTCTATGACAGAAGCTATGTCTTTCATCCTTGATTCTGATTGAAGGCCAAGGAAGGCATTACGAGCTACGTATTTTCTAAATTCGATCTTAGAGTCATCACCTATAAGATCTTCGGCAAAACTCTGGGCAGATCTGAAATCAGAAAGACGATTGTTGTAATTATCAATAATAGAATCCTTGTATTTCTTTGCCTCTTCCAAAGACATTCCGTTAGCTTCGGCTATTTCTGAAATAGGCATTATATCAATCATCTGCCTGAAATTTTCAGCCGAATCCTCTAAGGTTCCCATTTGGTTGTCAATAGACATCTTTTCAAACATAGCATCATCAAGCTCCTTACCAGTCATAGACTGGGCATCGGAACGAACTTGAGGCCCTAAACTCATTGATTTTTTCAACGTATTCAAAGCCGCCGTGTTAAGATTAGAAGATGCTTTGTTATATTCATTCACTTGCCTTTCCAGCAAGATCTGACTATTGCTATACTCTTTCACCCCAAAGAAGCCTTCCCTCATACCAAACAAAGAACCGATAATAGCACCGATTCCTATTTCAGTCCATCCTTCTTTAGACGTATATTGCTTTTTAAATCCTTCAGAAATAGCATCAAGAACATCAACGGCTCCGTTCATGGCTACATTATCATATCTTGACTTAACATATTCCTCAGCCGTATTCTGAACAGCACCTTGAGATCCTTCTTCCCATAAGCCTTCGGATACAGGTCTTTTCATGATATTGAAAACATTACCCGCTATCTTCTGCCCTATATTGGGATTAGTTATTTTAATAGCCATCTCTCCCGGCTTCGCAACTTCCGTCCCTAATCCAAATAAATGCTTATTAAGTTTCTTTTCCAACCCTGGTATAGCCTTGCCTCCTAAACCTATATACTTGCCAAAAAGAAGCCAGTTAGATAATCCTACTATACCCATATTGGCAGCAAATATTGCACTACCTACATCAGCATTAGAATTACGAAAAACAGCCATTTCCTCTGCATTAGGATCACGACCATAAATCTTACGATAATAATCCTTGAAATCAGACTCGGATTGCTTCATAAAAGAATTTGCCTCAACCGATGATTCGAATCCGGCACTGGTAGCCAACAGCGTCATGGTCTTAGCCGCCTCCCCTACATTTCTTCCGGTAGCAACTCCTTTTCTTACATAGTCATTAAACACACTTTTAAGGCTTCCTATGCCCCTATTGGCAGCTTGCCTTGCTGCTAACTTAGCTCCGATTCTTCCGCCTAATTTGGCGCCTATATTACCTAATGAACCAACTCCCAGTCCTCCGGTCATGTACGCTGATATCATGGCTCCTACAGTAAAAGACATTCCATTACCAAGGACGTCATTCCATAAGAAATTACCGGTATCCTTAAAAAGCTTCTGACCGAAATTATAATCTTCTACCTCTTTCCTGTAATAATGGGGAAGAAGCATGTCTATTTGCTGGTCAAGATCACCTACAAACTTATCCATGTTAGTGTTTAACGCAGCTTTGTAACTTCCCTCAGATGCCATATTGATAAGTTTGTCAGGCAATGACACGACTCCTTGCGCACCGTACAATGCTGACTTTAAAGCGAATTTACCTACACCATTCCAAAACTTACTCCATCCACTCTGTCTTCTGGCATAATAATCCTCATTGTTTATACCCGGAATATAGTTGGGATATTTTGTACGCCATACCCCATCATTACCCATCTGATGACTTTCACGGATACTTACCTTCGGTCCATAGGGATTAAGAGGCGGCGGGGCAGGTGTAGCCCCCCTGTAGCTGTTACGAGCCAGTGCCTCTGAGTAGCTGTTGCTTATCTCCTTGGCTATATACGGTTCTTCGTATTCGGCAGCAGCTATCCTTGATGCGTAATCCGGAAATTTAGGTTGGGCATACACACCTTCACCAGGCATATAATTAGGAACCAGAGGCGTTGTCGTCTCTGGTAATGTAGCCGGAGTGTAATTCTCTTCTTCGGCTAATTTCCTTTGCCTTGCCACATCTTCGTAAGTGGTTTTAGCAGCAGGATTATATCTATCTATATTATTGTCAGCCATAAATTTTCTGCAAAAAATAGTTCAACTTACTAAACTTATCATTCATGTTGGGCGTGATATTTATTCCTCTCATATACGGATCCCTCATCTGATCAAGACGTTCTTGAACAGCCTCCTTCACGTATTTTACAAAGAAGTACTGAGGACACTTCTGGTGAATGCTATTCCAGTAATCCGCATACTCATCGTTACCCGGATCCAAAGGAACAAAATCCGAGAACAACAATGCAGGATTTTTAGAATTTTTAGTCCTTTTGTCATAGAAATTGACCGCTACTTCTCTCGAACCCCTATCATCCATTCCTTCCAACTGAACTGATATGTTATCAGACATGTCAATAAAATTATCAACAAGGGTTTTAACAACATTCATTTCTTCTGGCTTAAGGTAAGAACCGTGAACCTTTACTATATCATAAAGATCATTCTTAACATCAGCCTTAGAAGCCAAACGGGGAAGGCCATTACGTATAAGATACTTATCATAAGAATAACCTTCCTTCTTTCCTGTATCTACAAAATCACAGGTTCCAAAACTCGATTTGTAACCATCCACCGGATAATTACGCTCCTCAACCGAAGGATCTATACCTGCCTCAAGAAGTTCATCATTCGTAATCTCAACCCTTTCTGCAACATAAGAGTTTTTACCAGACCCTACTTGAGCAGTCAAAAATCTTCTGACAGTGCCATTATCTATCTCGGCGTCCATATTGATGGTATTAATAGCAGTAGGATCCAGATTGTTTACCTTTCCTGCCATGTAACCAGACAATCTTCTAAACTGAGCCTTCTGCAAAGACTTTTCCGGTGAATCGGCATTCCAATTGTATCTTTTGTAAGAATCAAGGTAATGATACTGAGATAATTTATCAGAAATCTGATCAGGAGATACAGACATTTTTATCTCATCCTGCATCTGACCCGCTATCATATCAGATACCCTACTATTTTTCTCAGCATATCTTAGCTGGGTAATAGTCAATGGCTCCCCTTCCTGATAATCTTTTAGATCTATATCACCGTCCTTATCTATGGTCATATAATCAGATATATTAAAATCAGGATCGCCATTCAGTTTCTTCATTCCATTAATAAGAGCCAACGTACCAGTAGAAGAACCATTATCCTCGCTTGTAATAGCATCAGATATGTTTTTCCCTAACTTGCCGGCACTCGCCTTAGCTCCTAATGACGGAGATATAGCACTAAGAATATCTATGCCTCTTGAAGGGTCCATCATGTACTCTCTAAACCCTACGGCATCAGATACACCAGTTGTTATAGCTGTAGCGAGCAGGAAAGCTCCAGCCTTATCATCTGTATCGGTAAGATTTATAAAAGAATTTCCTTTCATAAACTTAGCATTACGAACTTTCCTGATAATATCCTTATTTTTTTCAGTAACTATATTATCTATTTGATAATCAGTTATGTCATTTATAGCTTTTGTGGCTCCATTTGCCTTAGAATCAGAAAGAAGTAAAGCATCATAAGCTTCAGATAATCTGTTATTGCCTTGTCCGAAATATCCGTTTTTCTGACCTCCATTATTTTTTAAATAAAAATATATCCGTTCTTCAGGAGTCATATTAGCATACAAACCAGGATCAGACTTTTCTTCTTCGTATGATGCTGCAATGATATTGCTTCTATCTGTAGGAGATAATGAATTATATAATTTCAATAAATTTGCTCTACGCTCCGTGGAAGAGGATGTGAGTTGTTCATAAGGGATATTAGCCAAATTAACAGATCCTATCTTACCCGTTCCAGAATTGATAGCCGTAGGCCCGTCCATAGGAGCCATCGGCACTCCTACACCGCCTGCTCCTCTTGTGCCTCCGGATGAGCTTTCAGTACCCATCTTGGAACCGTAAGTACGCATGTATTCGGTTTCAATCTTAGCCTGAGCAAGTTGCTCTTTTGCCAACGATATTTCAACCATAGACTTAGCATTGTCAGTCAAAAACTTTTGCTGAGCCCTATCCTCTGCCAACCTTGCAAAATAAAGATCATCTTTCTTCCTTTCAAAACTTGTATTGTCGTATCTCCATGCATCAGTCATCTTATCGAAAAGATTATTGGTAACAACAAAATTAGCGGCCGCTACCGGATCCGACGAAGCTATTATCATATCTGCCTCCCTCTTGGCTTCTGCTTTCTGATTTTTAGCTTCCTGTATCTGACTATCAATACGATCAATAATATCCTTATTATCCCCTACTGATTTCTTTTTCGCTTCCAATGCTCCTATGTGTCTATCGTATCTTTCGACATAAGACCCAATATATTGACTAACCAAATCCGGATTACTGAACACCGGATTGGTGGCTGCCATATATGATGCTTCTATTCTCATCTGATTCCTCATGTTTTCAGATAAGTTAGCAGACACAAAATTCCTTATCTGGGAATCAGTAAGCTCATCTACGTTGACTTCTATGATTCCACCAGTAGGATTACCTTTAACATCATATTCTGTTGTCTGAATCTTCTTGCCTTCATTATTTTTCCTAAAGTCACTGACCAGCTTATTTATCTCCTTAGTATAATCGACATAAGGAGAATAATGAAGACCTCCTAACCTTGATCCAGCTTTACCATCTGACCTCCATTTGTAATAAGGATCCAAAGCATGCCATTCATTAATAGGGGAATAAAGTTCAGGATGATTCTGTTTTATAGATTCTATTTCCTTCATAACCCTCTTGCCTTCTTTTGTGCCGGCAATAGCGTTAATGACCGTATCATCCAACACCGAGCTAATCTCTCCTTGTATGGCTCTTGTAACACCATCAGAAGAAAGATCCACGCCTTTGAATTTTTGATTGATGTTAGCAATCACACCTGACATCTTATCTTCCATATAAGCGCGGGCTTCAGGCTTATCTATCTCTTGACCCATAAGATAATCTACCTGGGTATAGATCTTTTCACGAGCAGCATCAACCTTCTGCTGTTTGTACATCATAACGTCCTTAACAAGATCTATGTTGTAAGGACTAACATACGGGGCATATTGCCTTAAAATACTATACTGTGAAGCCACTATTTGGTCCTCCTTCTTCTTTTAGTTTCATCATCTTCTTCATTTAAACTTCTCAAGTAAGGTGTGGAATAATCACCCATATTCATCACATCCTGATTACCTTGAACGTAAATAATTTGACCACTTGGAAGCATTCTCATATTAGGAGCTATGGAAGCTATGGTATTTAATGAAGTTCGAACATTAAACTTATTCTGTATCTCGCTGTTTATACTGTCATAATAACGAGCAAGATTTTCATCCCTTATAGCCATAGCCTTCAACAATCCGGATTCATAACGTTGCCTTTCCGCTATGTTCTTATCATCTGTTTGAACATAAGCCATTTCATTGAATCTATCAGCTTCGTTTATTTGCCTTGCGTTATTGAAATTTACTTCGTTAATGTACTTGGCTATATTGCTTCCGGCTATGGCGTTCATATTAGCCAGAATAGCAGAGCGCTGGGAGTCGGGCACGTCACCTACTGCGTCCAACTGAGCCGATGTCGCGCGGTTGAGCTCGTTGATATACTGATCAGCAGATTGCAGAACCGGATCTATTCTCGGAGCCTGATGCCTTTCCAATCCCTCTATCTCCAAGCCTGTATCGAGCGTTCTCAGCATCTCCGGGAAGATAGGACCGAACGCCGCCGGTCTGCCCTGTCCTTTAGGTCCGTTGTCTTCAACCACCTCCTCTGTATCGGTGTCGGTTGCAGTCGTAGGCGTACTTGCTTTCGGTTTTACCTCTATCCTTCCAGGAGATCCAATCTTAGGCGGTGTAAGGCCTGGTGCTATGGGACCGGCCTCAATAGGCTTCATTTCTGGTTTAACAGACTCAAGAACGAAGTCTATTTCCGGCATTAACCCACTATCTCTTAAAGCAACAAACTTATTATAATCGGAGCCCAGAATCTTCTTAGCGGCATCAGATTTATCACCAAATAAGTCAACATAATTCTTTATTCCTTTTTCGTTTAACAATCTTTTTTGCTCTGCCGAAACAACGTCCAACCCATAATAAGAACGAGTAGCTGTTGTCTGACCAAACTTATCATCTACGGCAAATGAATTATAAGCCTGATTCCCTCCGTAGCTTCCGGCGTCCTGGCCCCAGAATCCGTATTCATCTCTGAATTTCTTGGCTGCATCAGCATTCGTAATAGCGCCTACATCAGCTAACGCCCACAATGCATTTAATTGCCTGTTGTATCCTTTCTGGAAACCTTCTGTATCAAAATCACCATCCGTATTGTACTTGTTAGCCCATCGGTTTACGTCGAGCAAATTAGATACCGCCTTATCATTTACCCTGCCGTATCCTAAATTGCTTCTATGTTGGAGATTCTGGTTGGCATTGACACTGGAATCAGGATTAAGAATCTGCTCACGACCACTAACATCAGATACAGTCATATTAAGAGTTCGTCCAAATAACTGATTGATAAGCTTATTGTAGCCGATAGCATTCTTTCTAAGCTCCTCCAGCTCCTTCTGAGTAGGTCCACCTTCAGCCATTTTTCTGGTTTGCTTAACATACTCGTCATATATCCAGTTCTTAGCATCTGATTCTGCAATATTAAAAGCCTTAGCTTGTTTCTTTACCTGATTCAGATCAACAACCCCGCCATCCCTGAAAAAAGCATCCATCTTCTCGTTACGCTTAGATTCTTCCTGTTTGCCATAAACGATTTCAGCGAAAGAACGAAATTGTGCTTCAAGCTCGTCTATCTCTTTCTGGTTTTCATTGACGTACTTGGAAAGAATAGAAGCATTAAGATTAGATGTGTTTTTGTCTTTTACATCTTCATTTTTCTCTAATCTCTTATATACACGCTCCTGATCTTCGTACTTATCAGACAAACCAATCTTCTTCTTATATCGATCAAGGAGTGTAGCATACGTATCTTTTGACGTTGCCTTAATACCATAATTTTCTCTAACGTAAGAGGCAAACTCATCATCTATCTTACGATAATCGGAAACAATATAAGCCTCTGGCAAATCAACCGGAGTGCCACCATTTTCATGTCTGTTTCCTTTGGCTTCCATAGGCCCTACGGAGTCAGGAGTCAGCACGTACTCGCCTTTCTCTATCTCTACATTCGCAGCATCTTCCATAGACTTGGGAAGAGGATAAATATATTCGCCGGTCATATCAGACGTATCCATCTTCTGACCGTTACCTAAATTCACACCACCACCTTCACGTTCCCACTTGATGAATTGCTGACGACGCTCCTTGGCAAGTTTTTCCCTCGCTGCCTGCTCGTCTCTGCTGGCTGCATACGCAGCAGATGAAGCTCCCATGATATTACGGGTAAGACCTAATCCTAAACTAACACCAGACAAGGCAGCTTGAGCCACATTAGCACCGACCTTATTACCGGCTCTTATCCGACCAAGACTTGCACCGAACATTTGAGCTCTGCCGGTTAGATCGGGTGAATAATATGGGGTAGTCATAGGATCAAGAGGATTACCATCTTGGGAACGTTTTTCTTTAGAGGAATCAGAATCAACACCACCTACATTCATTGCATTATCAACGACTGATTTCTCTACGTTTTTAACCATGCCCCTATTATCAGCGAGATATCCTGCATACACTGCATCATTGTTTTCAAAAAACGGATCGGATGTAGGCATACTACTAAATGGATTTATCTCCCCCTCCTCTGTTTCTAAAGTCACATCAGAAGGCATATATATATTCTGAATATCAGATTCACCCCATTTATTAACAGGCGTTCCATAATCAAGAATAGGCTGAGTAGAGGATACATTAATATCCTGTTTCTTATCCTGAACACTACCGCCAGGAGCGAATATCGGACGATTTTTTATGATTCGTAATTTCATACTATCTTTTTTCACAAAGATAAGAGAAACGAACGAGAAAATCCAACGTTATGGGATACGTTTAAAAATCAATCATGTACGGCAGACAAACCACCCGAATCAGGGTCGTACTTAAGACCGCATGCCCAGCGATAGTCCTTAAGCGCTCTCTTGTACAAAAACAGCACTGTCTTGGAAACTATTTTCTTCATAGATTTGGTTAAAACCTCTTCTGTTGAAACAGACATCAGACAGCTATTCAAGAACGACCTGACATTGGAACCGAACAAGGTCTTCACCATTTTTCTAAACGTTCTAAAAAGATATGATGCAGAAAGAGACTTTAACCCATTGCGAACCAGTCTCTTATTCAAATACGAAACAGCCTTATCAGATAGACATATCCTATTCTTTCCTTCGCTATCTACCTCTGATGAAAACCACGAATATAAAGTGGTAGGATGTTTCTTAAGGTGATTGATGAAGGAAGTCATTATCCCTTCTTTTAAAGCCCTTTTGTGAGCTACGCATGCAGCAATCTTCTCTTCTCTTTTTAAAGAGCTATCAAGACACCTAAACACCGTCCTATCGTCTCCGATGAAATACTGAGGACGTTCTTCCTTGAACTTAGCCCGATAAGCGGCATATCCTTCCTTACGGAGCATATCTATCTGAGACCGGATATAGAACCTTACACACTTTTCTTCAGCCTCTTGCACGCTTTTAAGATAAGGAACTGACTTTCTCCCATATCGAAGATAGTCATAAACCATAGCTTCAATAAAGTCATTATATGGAAAGAATCTCCCAAATCCAAAGTTCCAAACTATGAAACATCGCACTCTATCTTTCCAGTAATCAGATATGAGAAAGTTGCTACAATATCTCAACCTCCTGTCTTTCTGATAGAAATGATGAGTATGTTTGTCATAAAATAGATTAAAATATCTCAAATTGCCTAAACACTGACCGGCTGGACGGCGTACTACATTGTACCCTAAGTTGCTGAAGCTATTGTATATAACTTCTATCGGAGAGACCTGCTCTTTCTTGAAGAGCTTGTCGTGTAACTTGTGAGGATTCATTATTTCAGTTATTTTTGTCTCCATATTGTTTTTGTTGTTTAGTGCAAATATATGATTTTACATAAAAAGAAGAAAATGCACTGCCTTGTATCCGGTTTGAGAGAAATAGGATACAAGGTTTTTTATTTTATGACGGTTTGGATAAGAGACGGGAAAATGACCCTGAACGTAACCGTCTGACCGTCAGGAGTGGGACAACAAATCTTGAATTAAAACTACGCCTATAAATAGTCTCCGTTTTCCTTAATATTAAGACCATTTTCAATGATCTTACTCATTATATTATTTGTATTATTTTATATATTTTACCATTTATTCATATAATTGTTTACAGTGAATGAACTTAACGACCGAAGGGAGTTAAGTGAGTGAACGGATTGACAAATTACTTTTTTCGTCTATTGTATTGTTTGCCTAATTGTGTTAAAAGATTGAGTATCGTGACCGAAGGGAACGATGCGAAAGAACTTATAATATTTAAAAACGACTGAACCTATCGACTGAAGGGAGATAGGTGATGGAGTGACGTTAATAGTTATATTAGGTAGCCAGTGAAGAATTAGGCAGGCTGGTAGGCGAGACGAGCGTCCATGCCCGTCAGGATAGTAGAAGTACGTAGGTCTGTTCTGTCAAACCAAGGCGATGATAGTTCCATCCTTCACGAAATCGCACAAAAAATCCGGATTATATTGATATCGTTCTTCAACCTTCGGCATCCGCATAACGAGTCTCAAATCCGGATTCGCTTTATTAATATGAGAAATAAAATAATTGTTCTAATTATCAGTGACGCCTTTAATGCGAAGTTGTATATTGGGAAGCACGGCATTAATCAAAGCCATTTTCTTATCCTCTTCGCTTTCTTTTTCATGCTGTTTATACATCATGCTGTAATCACTGTCATCACCATCCTTTTTCCCGTCTAACGTCAGTAAATGATTTACGATGTCCTTACCATACGTTTCAGTCCATGTACGGAATCTATCTTCCTCGGACTGTCCCTCCTGGGACGGGGCTTCCGGGTTAGGAAGGGCGGCTGCCACTTCTACCTCTGGAAGTGTTACCGATGCTGCTATTTCAGCATCATCTCCGAATCCCATTTGACCATACGAAGATACGGAATTTTCTTCAATTTCCAAACCAAGATTTTTAGCAACCTCCATAGCATAATTATAACGGTCATCGTTTCTTATAACACTCTTATGAGGACGTCCTGCTCCTTGGTTCCAAGCTACTACAGCATCTTTAAGGTTATCGGCGTTCATAAAGTCCTGCCGGCTGTAATTGTAATAACCTGGTCCTTCTTTTCCTTTTCTTGTGTATAAGAAATTAGAATATCCGGTTTTCCCTTCGTATTCATCAGCTAAGAACTCAAGTTGGTCTTTGAATGTTGGTGTAGAATGACCTTTCTTTTTGGCGTGCTTGAATAGCTTATCCATACGCTCATTATGCCATTGCTGTATGCCGTATGATGTTCTGTTGTCTCCGTATATGTCATCTTTAAGACCGGATTCAGCCATGAGGTTACCTATGATGGCGAGCGCCTGTATCTTGGACATGCCGCGCTTATTAGTAAAGTATTCATAAGCTTCACGCTGCTTGCCAACTACGCCACCTTCCTTCTTGATGTTGGTATTGTATTTCTTTCCATTCCATGTAAATTCCTTAAGACCTCTTTTCCTGGCTTCTTTAAAGGCTTCACCTCTTGTAGTGGAAATAGAGTCTTGTAGCTCAAGATCATTTTTTATTCCAAGAATAGCATCAACAATAGTATTATCATTATCCTTTTTATCAACATTATCCAAAACATAAGATTGGCTTATCAAATTTGATACGCTCTTTCTATTTTCATAAGTTCCTTCTTTATCTGATGGAGCTTCAAAAGCATACACAAGTGGATACGAATAATCCGTATCTGGATCTTCTGACATAAATTCGTTTACTGCATGAATAGCTTTTTTGTATTTAGTATCTTTTATACTATACTTCCCAGCATCTTGAACATGATCATAAAATCTGTCTATCATATAGTTGATATATCCACGCTTATCGCTCTTAAATCTCTCTTTATCTCTTTCAAACTCTTTTGGCGGATATCTTTTGTAATATTCTTGAAAAAGTCCCCTAAATTTTCCATCCTCAGATACAGCGTAGGGGTTTCCACCAGATTCTTCAATAATATTTCCAAGTACGGCTTCTATCTGGCGTTGATTAAAACCTTTATCATATAAAGCATCATAGATCATATTCATCCCTTCTACGTCCATAGTACGATGCTTACCCTTACCCACACGCTTCATATTTTCATATTTGGATTTGAATAAATCCCAATCTATTTCCGGCTTAGAAGAATCCCCTCCTTGTTTTTTGGATCTTATCTCCATCCTTTTATCCAAATCATTCTTTGAATCAATAATGGATCTAAACAGGATCTTGTTTGGATCATTTTCTTCGTATGGGATTTTATCTTCTACATAATCCCTTATTTCAAAAGGATATCCTATTGTATCAAGAGTCTTAGTAACAACCCCAACACCAAAAGGTTGATCGCTTCTATAAAAATCGTACTTATCTTTCACAACCATCCTACCTCTATCATCACGGTACATGGTAAAACTTGATAAGCCTGATAAATCATTTAAATCTCCGTAAGCATCCGGTATAAAATTATATTCGTTAAATACCTGATGTTCTCCGGTTCTGGCTTTTTTTAAGAGATCTATACCCTCTTCTACCATTCCAAGTTTCCTACTTGTTACATCCCTTAACTCCTCCAAATCAGATACGTCCTTGCCTGCAACTTTTCCATCAATTATCTTATTATCTAATGAATCAAGCTCCTTTCCATATTTTTTAGCCATTTTCTCCCATCCACCATTTATCCTGTCAGATATAATGGATTTAATATTGTCTGGTATTCTAACAATCCCGTTTTCCTCTTTCAGGTTATTTGGTTGGTTTAAGAATCTAAACCAAAGATTCTGACTAAAATCATCTACATTGGCTTTCGGAACATCTTGACCAAAAAATTCCATTATTTTGGTTTTTAATCCTCTTTCATTAGCATACACGTCAGGTGTTATATTAGATGCCAGATATTCTCTAAGTTTTACAAACGGACCAATTTTATTCCATAATGTTTTTGGTTGTTTGTCTCTTACATAATTTTTAGTCTTCTTTGCCATTTTTTTCTTCCTCCTTCTTAAATTTGTGGTAAGCACCACAAACCTTATCAACTAACCATCCCATCAGACAGGCGGCATGCTCATCTCCTCCGACTTCAAAACCGTAATCCATATTAAGATACTTACAATAAATAGAAAGACCGTGCAGGCATTCGTGTCCTATGGTTCTAACATCCATATCAGATAGTGAATGAAATAAGAAACATATTTCTTTCCTGTGATTGGTTCGGTTTCCTACGAAAATAGTTCTGCCACCATAATCATCAGTCCACCCCTCCCAGCTCTGATCTTCTACTTCCAGGTTGGCGAACGTCTTAACTATATACTCTTCATCTGCTCCAAGCAATACCCTTACATTATAGGGGTATATATCATTTTTATATAATACTTGTTTCATAACAAACTGTTTTTCAACAAAGGTAAATAAAAAAGCCGAAGATATACTCACGTACTTCTTCGGCTATACCTTTAAAGCTAAAACTTGTTTACTATGGAAATTACAATTGAAGCAAAATCAATGATTATATTTTTATTTTCTTAATTTCTTCAATCATATTCTTATATCCGCAGAACTTGCTGTTAATAACATCGAAGATAGATTCTGACCAGCCAGCTATGTTCAAGATATTAGATCCTCTGTAAAACATCTCACTTCCATATCCTTGAATAGAAATAGAAACGATCTTGCAATTTGGATTCACTTTCTTGAATCCTTTCAAAAGTTCGGCGAATTTACCATATTCATAATTGGAACTTTTCTCCCATACAATAGATTCGCCATCTCCTATCTGCATATCTGAAATAACGTACAAGTTATCTACTTTGATCTTATCTTTAACGCACTTTTCCAAGAATGCAAAAAGACCGTTTTCGGTAGCACCACCGCATTCTCCTCCGGCAGTAAAAGATTTTTTGTTGTTCCACAAAACACCTCTGCTTCTATCATATTCGTAATTGATAAGTTTGTCACCAAACATACCAATAAATACGTCAGGAAGCACAGAAGCAATCATACAGCCAAATAAGTTACCAATGACAGCCGTATTTGTTTTGCTAAAGGCAGACACTTCAGAAGACCCTCCCATATCTCCACGTACAGAGCCAGAGTGGTCAATCAGGATAGCCGACCGCCCCTCCAATACCGGCAGGTTCTTGCAGGAGATGGTTATGGCTTTCTCCAACGCATCTAAAATCTTATATTTATTACGCGCTGTTAATTTAGCACGTTTTTTATCCGACTCAAATACAATATCATTATCGGAACCATCAGTGCCTATATTTTCAACCTCTTTGAAAGCTGAAGCAAAACGGAAAGGAAGCATCTTCGAATTAAGTACCTTCTCTTCTATTGTAAGCTGCCTACAAACTTCATCTATTTGATCAGGCGCGTATTTGATTATGTTTACAAGGTTACGAACCATATTAAAAATAGGCATACCTTTTACATTGGAAACCACGTCCCGAATAGCGTCACCTAAAGCTTCTTTCTTTTCCTTATTGTCTTTCTTATCCTGTCCGGCTTTAGACATTTCTTTTTCAAGAATCTTGCTTTCGTATAATCCAGACAAAGACCTACCTTCTATAAGGTACTGGAAAGCCGTTTTGTTAGCCTGATTGCCTTTGGGGTGAAATAAGTTTACGAGGTCAACCATAGTAATGACCCTACTGTCCATCTTATACTTATCAATCCGATACGGATCAAGACCTTCCAAAGCCGTCTTAAATCCTTTCTTAATAGCACTGGATATACCTCTTAACTTCTTTGGATTTTTGCCGTTAAGAGCCGCATAACAGCCAAGGATTTCGCTCATATCATCAGGACGCATAACGATCTTGTTATAGAACCTTGAAGCCCATTCCTTACCCGATGCTTTGCTGGCAAGGACAGAAGCCATAAGATGCGTTACTGACCTAAGCTTTCCTTCTTTCCTGACATACAATGCTGTTTGTGCTGCGAAATACGGATCTACTTGATCCATAAGGTCCTTAATCCTGTTCACCTTGTCTTTTTCTTTCTCATAATAAGAATCAGACAACATGGTAGTCATTACCGTAGACACCAACTCTTCTTCTGCGTTAGGCTTATACGCCTTCTCGCCCATGTGATTCACGATCGTAGGTCTAACACCTTCATCCTTTTTGTTAAACTTTCCCATTTGTTGTTGTTTTCTTTAAAGTGTTATACAAAAAAAAGCAGTGATATTACTACCACTGCTTGAAAAAAATATATCAAAATGAATACTCAATGAGGGAAAAGCTGAAGTTAGTGTAAACAATGAAATAATGGATTTGAACCATCGACCTATACTTTAAAAGAGTATCGCTCTATCCATCTGAGCTAAATTCGAAGTAACTAACCCCATCACCACTCATTAGTTTTTATATATTTCAAACAGAGGAAAAGCGGAGCCGGATCTAAAATGAAAATATTGGATTCGAACCAATGAAAAACTTTTTTACCTAAAGCCGTGTTATCCACTACACTAATTTTCGAAGTAACCGAACTCCTCACCATCTGTATATGTTGTTAAAACAGGGATAATTTGGAAGGTGTTTGAAAGGAGGTTTTAATCTACCAACTGATCTAATCTTTCTTGCATGAAAAATACAGGACTCGAACCTGTGACACAAACCGAAGTATCACCTTCCATCACCACTGTCTTGCATTATAATCTCTCTTGATTACGATGCAAATATAGACACTAAAATATGATTTACAAATTAAAATGATTTAAAATAGATTAATTTGAACAAATTAACACACAGACAACATAATAGACAGTATCGTATTGTATATTTGCGTATAACATAAAAAAAATAAATATATGGATAGATATATTGTTGATTTACTATTAAATGAAGACAACTCTCCGTTTAATAGTAAAAATTTTAAAATAATAGAATTTGAAGAAAATGACAATGAGAAAGTATATAACTTATTCAATAAAGTGTACGGAGAAAATGTAAGTATTATTTTCATTGATAGTGGATTTGGAATATTAACGTTTATAAATGACAACATGGTTAGACAAGTTGATTTGTATATCATGTTGCAATCTTTATCCGTTATATACAAAGAGGCCATAGATATAATATCCATATTGTTCGGTGAAAACGCATCACTCCTTACAGTATGCAACAAACCAGCCCCAGTCACGCATGATAAAAATTCCAGTGGTGATATTAATACCTATATAATAAAAGATAGTTCGAGTGGTTTATTTAAAATAGGAAAAAGCCGTAATCCTATTGAAAGACTTAAAACACTATCTATTGGGAATCCTAATTTATCTATAATAGGAGTATGCAATAAAAATGTAGAATTATTAATACATAAAGAATATGATTCAGTAAGAGTCGATGGAGAATGGTTCAGGATGGATAATAATGATATTTGTCATATAATAAAGAAATACGGATTTATATGTGTAGAATAAAAAAATCATCCTCTACTTATTGAAAAGTAGAGGATGATACGATATTATCTATTCTTAATCTTATCTTCAGAAATCAACCACTGGAATATGATTTTCCGGTTACTAATTACTTTCTTTATCCTCATCAGCATCCAACTTCCCCTTAACCTATCCAGCCATGACCGTCTGAAATTAAGAGCATCAGAATTAACCGACTTATTTATATCGTTATCGTCCTTGATCCAGATAGGTGTTTCAGATCGGTCATCGTCAACCCTGTTGAAAAAGTCATTTAACTTATGTCTTCTATATACCTCAGTATCCAGGACCTCAGTATAGTCGCCTACGATCTTCGGATACGATATACGTTGCGCTAAATTATTCTTTTCTTCTGGAACAAGATGAATTTCACCTGAGTTGTTTGTGTCGTTGTAGATAGTTATCGTATCTAAACCTACTTTCCTGTCAAGAGTGTAATTCACATCATCGACGTATTTCCTTGCATCAAGCTCGTATTCTACAGAAGCCAGCGTAGAGCCATTATATTTCTCTTTTATCGGCACTTCTAATATAAATGGATATGTTGCTCCGTAAAATGTCTGAAAGCTCTTATTCGTCAGCAAATGGCTCCATAAGCCACCTTCTTCATCCGATGCCGGGAAGTTTATTCCTGTCTGGAAATATTGTTGCTGTTCTATATAATAGTCGGGGCAGAATGAATAATAAGAAATCCATTCTTGTTTCAGACACGAATATCCGATAGTGAACGATACGTCCTTGAAATATTGTTCGTCCTTTAAAGATATTTCCTTATCATTTGACAACACCTCTGTTTCATTGTACAAGAACCTTCCACCATCATATTTGTAATATGCCGGGTTCTTAACAGGTATATAATCTTTTTTCGTGATAAGTACCCTCTTATACCTGTTATCCCATCCAAGAGACAGACCAAGACCGATAAATTTATTGTCTGTATCTTCTTCTGTCATCTCTGTGCCGGTTAAGATATTAGTTATTCCGTATCTAAGAATCTTAAACGGAAGATGACGCTTGAGCCAATGTCTGATACCTACACTAAGTTCCTTGAGATTACGTCCGTTCGGATCGGTCATAAACACTTGTGCTCTTTTAGTATCTACCCAGAAGTGACCAAATTCTGAACTAATTATTTCAGTGCTCTGGGTTCCAGAATAACCGAGGTCGGTCGTGTTGTACTCCAGAGGCCGGGACGCGAACAGACCGCCGGTGCCCATCTCAGCCTGCCCCGGGGAGGTGCGCTCCTTGATTACATCTATGGCGTTATGGAGTGAAACCTGATCCTCGAACCTGACAAGAATCTGATCGGATTCAATACGCTTCATGTGAATAAGCTTCCCGTTGCTGGTTGGAAACTCATGATAGTCCATAGGCTTGTACGTTAGCCACGGATCTGTTTGACTGTTTTCAGATACGTCAGCCCTACTCCATATAACACCATTAGGTCGCTGGTAAGCACAATCATAAAAACGACGTTCGTATGTTGCCGGCAATACATTAGGTGTCAACGTCATTCTTGATGAGTAGATAGGACTTATCTTGTAATCATTGTCCCTATGGATAGACACGTTCTTTTCTTGTGTCCACCAAGCAAAATCACCATGAGCCGGATAAAACCATTCATGAGGCTCTACTCCTTCTAATCGGAAATTGCAGTTTATTTCCGATTCTACGAGGAATTGAGGAATACCATAAGACCACAGATAGAATCTACCATCCACGTATTTCTTAGCCTCGTTCTCACCATTTAAATTATACAAACTTTTTCTGTTTGGATAAAAAGAATACGTTCCTTTGCTTGATGATGTCCAGCTATTAAAACGTTCGTTGTCAGTATGCTCAAGCATATCTTCTCCAGTATCGTAATTAACGAAATACTTGGGAAATCCGACATTTCGGTAATCATTGTAAGCAAATGGTATCATATCCCCTATACCAAAAGCAGTATTATAAAAAAATGGGAATTTCCGTTTCATGGAAAACCTCGATATGTAGGTGTCACCGCCAAACAGCGGTTGTTTCCCTCCTTGGAAGAATCCACATCCTCCGACTGATATCCATTTGATGTCTTCTATAGCTCCATACTGATCGGGCCTGTACCGCATAAGCTTCATATATGGAGAACAGATATAAGACAACATCTTCGTTCTTTCAAAAGATTCTTTAGATCCAGCATCAGAAGCCATGATAACAGGGTCATGGATACGACTTGTATCATATACCTGGGCCTGCATAGGATACGATACAAGATACTTTGAATTTAAGATGCTTGTATCAGGATCCTTTTCTCCCGGATCTCCAAAAGACAAGAACATGGAGGATTCTCTATCTATGTTATTTATAAACAAGAAATCTTTTGAAGCGTTTTGGTTATCATCACCCACATCTTCTCCAGTAACCCAAGATGATGTCGTAGACGGGTCGGATATGGGGTACATACCTGATTTAAGACTCTTGGTGTTAGCCAATCCCCTTAATCTGTTTTGTTCGTATGGAGCCGTATCATCGAAGCCCATCATGCTATTGTAGTAACCTACAGACGTGTAATAAAAAGCATGGTTTCTTCTTGGGCCATTGTTTATGAATGTCGTGAGCCAATCATATCTATACTTACCATACAATACCGGTCTTTTAGCAAGCGTATCAGATATGGTGGCAATCATTGAAGCGAATATCATTGCCATATTGATATTACCTATCACACCTACATACGCAGACGTAGAACGGTTCATAAGCTCTTCCGCTATCTGATAAGCTATGGTGGCCGTAGATTCGATGTTAGCCAACGTAGCCGCCATCTTATATGATTGTTTTCCTAAGATCGTCCATTTGGGATGATCTTCAACCTCATCAAAGTTTCCTACAGACATTCCCCTTATAAAACCTTCTATAGCCACCTCCGTAGGGGTTTCAGGCTTATTGAAATAAATATCAGGAGAACTAAATGCATACCACACGTTTCCTCTTCTGAAAAATGGGTGGGTTATAAACGATACCCTTTTTTCAGTTGCGTAATTAAAAGAGTCATCCGATAAATCATTATACGGATAATTAGGATACAGATTAAGATTCGAGTTTTGACCGGAATACCTGTACATGTCGTAAGCTATTCCGGTGGCTATAACAGAACGATTAAGACGTCTGTCACCTCTATATATCTCATAGCCTGTAACCATATCTCGCTGCTCTTTGGTTATCAATCCGGAATCTACAGCAAAATCAAGGAAGACGTTAATCATATCCTCGTCTACTAATATTCCTATAGGATAAATATCGGAAGGAACATCATAAGACCTAACATCCCGGTTCATGAAAAGCATATGATCGTTGTCCGGGAACTTATAATGCCGGATAGGTTGTTGGCAAAAGACGGTACTGGTATCTACCGTACCATATTTATGACCTTTAAAAGACATCATTCCCTTGTCATCCGTAGAAGGGGAACCGTAGTATTCAGTAAGCTTGGATACGATATTGTCGTAAGCTTTCTTGGAATTGCCTTCATAACCGTGATCACTTATCTTAACCTTACTACTGTCATACAGTTCAAAATTAGCAGGATACTTCTCAGACGATTCCCAGTAAGCGAAATCACCGTACTTGTATTTCCTTGGAGCGCAGTTTATGGGGCGATCCCCGCATATCGTACACTGGCTGGCGTATTCTACTGTGGCCCTTAACGATATTTCTTTTGCCCGTACATTTATCCTGTCTATTTCCTTTTCTCTGATACCAAAAATATAGGGGTATATAGTTTTACCAAGGACGTAAGATGTGCCTACCAAACCTCTTGACGGTTTCTTACTGTTCTCCTCTTCTCCATCGTCTTTAACCTTACAGAAATCAATCTGTCGGACGGTAAAAATCCAAGGGCATGATACTATAGGGCAGTCTATGGCTACATACAATCCATCAGGGTACTTATCGAAGAAAGATTCGCCTATGTGCCCAAAGTAAGGACGGGATGCTCCAACAATAACATAATTATCGCCTTCATCCATAATCTTCTCCCAATCAAAGTTGAGATCATCCTTATCTATCTTCCTATTGCTTCCTTTGTATCTTGGATCTAATGATTTCCAAAAAGAAAGACGGACATATTGTGTGGACACAGCATCCATAAGACCATCTATTTTACCCAAAGATTCCAGATAAAGAACTTTGTCCTTGGCCGGGAAATCAGGATCATCCCATTCTTTAGGTCTTGTAATATGGAGGAAACGGGCGTTACGAAGCACGCATTTCGTAAACCTCCATACCAACAACTCTGACGTAAACATCGTAGAACCTTTAACATCTTCAGGAATAAGAGCGCCTACGTTATTGTCAGCTAAATTAGCATAAGAATCCCAGGTCCATCCATCTCCGTAATCTCCTTCTGGAACGTAACCGGTATCAAGGAAATTATATGAATAATCATCTATCTTCTTCTCTATCTCAGGCCAGGTGTCCCTTATCAAGGCTCCAGGCGCTATCCTTGACCTGTAGGCGTCGTTGTGGATAGTGCTCGAAGAACGTCCGGCACGCCAATCTGGAAGACATCTTCCATTAAAACAAACCTTCCCCTCTTCATCTTCTTTATCGTTATTCCACACATCATTCATAAGCAGGTATGCTCCAAGAAGTGTTGAAGATGACTGGAATGAGTTATAATCGCTTCTGGCAACAGTAGGATTAAGACAAGGCTCTTCTATAAAACATCCGCAAGTACACGGCATAGAATCCAGAACATAAATAGCTTCGGCTATAGACTGTAATATAACAGACGGTTGTAACAGAGAATCGTACACAGCACACGCCTTAGTCCCATCATCTCCCGACCAGAATCCAGCCCAATGACCGCCATCTTCGTCATCGGCAAAGAAATACTTGTCCATGAACTCTATCATCTGTTCCTGTAGTTCCCAGTTAAATAACACAGAATACTTGTCTTGCTTTTCACCGCCGGTAGTATATAGGTAGTCGGTGGATACGTGCTCTATATCCTCAAGCTCCTTATACGTATATTCTTCACGGAAACCCACAATACGATCTACCGGAGCTGTAATAAGCGAATACTGGCGATGCGCATCAGTACACTCGGCTCCAAACTCAGGAGCCTCGATACCATCTATAGCTTCTTTTTGTTCCTCCGTATTATGATCGTCAGGTTCTCCGTAGCTGTTGAATATATCGCATATTTCGTTGGCAGCAGCATTATTAGGTTCTTCTGTAGCGGTATTACATGCGATGTCTTTTATATTAGATGAAAAATAATTAATCACCTCATCTATTATAATCTGACTTCTGAATGTAAAACTAACGTTCGTATAAGTTTTAAAATCATTTTGCAATGTTATAGTTTGACCGATAGTAGCCGGATTTTTACATTCTTCTTGTCCGGTTTCTTCATCATCAAAATCCTTCGGATCTCCTGCCGTATTATAATACTGCCACTTGAATTTACGCTCTTGCCCTGAACAAGGTGGAGCATATTGGTTTATGGACTTATATACCCTATCGGTATCCTTATTTTCTATTTCTGCCGCAGCATCTTTATAAGGGGGAGGTATTAACACAAATGCCGGAGTTTTATAACCGTTGGAGCACTTAAAAGAAATAGCAAACGGATACACTTCATTTCTCATATACCCCACATACAATGAACAGGCATTACCATCCTTATACAGATCTTCGTGGGCTACCGATGCCTGCCATTGAAGGAAGTGTCCCATGAGGGAAACTACAGGCTGTAAATTCCATTCTTTTTCCGCCGTAAGACCATATTGAAGAAGACGATTCCCGACAGCCACAATCCCCCTTGATGTGTTATACACAGGTTTTTTCAAGGATATGTGTTCGAATGTAGTACGTTTGTTATTAAGATCCGAATAATACAATATAGTCTTTTCTGATACAGGATGGATACCTTCTACAAAGTAATCAACAACCGGTTGAGTTTCTCCGTTGTATCCTACTGTATTTTGAATGATAACAACCTTAAAATATTCAACTTGACGATCTATGTTAGATACGACGAATCTAATACCTAAATTAGTACGTTCTCCCCATTTGCCATCTTTTTGAGTAATATACTGTTCATCGAATATAGGTACAGGATTAGTAGGATTAGAATAACTTCCAAGCTCATTTCCAAACTCGTCACAAGGAGCCACAGTGGCCTGATAGACGCCTGAGCGCAGGCCGCCCCCGTACTCTATCTGAGCCGGCTCTATGCACATGGGTTTGAGTAGCGGAAACACCCTAAGTTTCTCACATGCCAGAAAACAACCATTCTCCTGCATGAACTTTTTCCTATCGTATTCTTTATCGCATATCTTATACCCATGATAATGATACCATATATTACCTTCATCATCAGGAGTCAGAGCCTTGTCTACAATAACATACCTGGGAGGATTATAATCGTCAGTCCAGTAAATACATTTTCCACATTTCTCTGTCTTTATTTCTATGGTTTTTATAGGATGGTAGATAGAGAACTTAAGGCAAGGATCTTGCTCGTTGTCTTCCAGCAAGGTCTTCATGCCAGAACACAACGACTCCGATCCTTCTACCATAGATTCTATATCGGAATCGGATAAGATACTTGTATCGGATTCAGGCTTGAAATAAGTTATTTTAGATACGCCTGTTTCAGGATTTGTTATAAAAAAATAGATATTGCCTGAAGTAAGATCATTCTTGTAACCAATAACTTTAAACCCATCGAAATCAATGCATTTAAGATTACTATGCTCGTTAGATCTCATCCCAACATTACCATCCTCGGATTCGATGTTGGCATTCAAGGCAAACGTATAATGCTGATCCGTAAGACTCGACGGATGCAGATCGCGGTTCATGCCTGTTTGAGGAACCGCGATGTTTCTGTTATCTTCTGATGCCATCTTTGTAACTGTTTGTCACAAAGATAACAAAAGAGATTTAATCATGGGCTTTCAAAGTGAGCGTAAAATGGCAGATAATCACCCTGTCTTATATCTTTTACCCCTAATCAACACAGTGCCATCACCGCCGGCTCCGGCATAAACCATAGAGTATCTGACGCCGCCTCCTCCGCCGCCATAACCTCCGCCTCCTTTACCGGATCCGTTTGTTGATCCTCCTGTACCAGATCCTTCACTATAATCGGATATTCCGCCTTGGAATACTACTCCGGTATTGGTTTCTCCGCTTCCACCACCGGCATTTCTTTTACCGCCGGATTCTCCAAAATCTCTGGTAGTATGACCTTGACCTTTGATTACTCCATACTCTTCTCCATTAGTGTCTCCACCATCCGAAGCACCATCTTGCGTATATGACGAACTGCCGGCACTACCACCATTTCCTCCCCTCCATTTATTAGCTCCCTTTCCTCCATTTGCTCTATAAGACGAGTTCATGAATTGAGAATAACCACCATCCTTACCAGGAGAATTTTGTTCGGCTTGATAAACTTCCGCCCCTCCTTTTCCTACTGTTATAGAAATAGATTGACCGGGTTTTACAGCAATAGCTTCTCCGTCTTTCCAGCCTTTGCTATCAGATTTGAAGGTCTTTGTATAACCGCCTCCACCTCCGGCAGAGCTGCCACTACCACCTCCACCAACTAAAAAGACGTCTACGGAAAAACAGCCATCAGGAACTATCCATGTGTAATTCCCGGCTGGATAAAACCTTATGATAAAGTCTTCAAGCTCCCTGTCTTTATATTCGAATCTCCTCCTCATAATTTACACAAATATATAAAAAGAATCATTGTGATATATACTACTCTCTGTTGCAGAAGTAACACAATCAACATCTTCATCTGCATTATTAATAAGATCTCTCATTCCATCGTATCTATTAGAAAACATAAAAACGTACCTCTGATCATTTATCTGAAACTTGTATATAATACCCTGTTGTTCACTTGGAGCAGGATAAGGGTCAAATCTAATCCATATTGCCATTGGTTCGTAACCGGTAGAGGTGCTTGAAAACGAAAAAGAAACTGGACTCTGAGTATGAATATTAAAGGCTGTTCCTTCTCTAAGCTGATTCAGTACACTATTTATCTTATCCTGGCTAATTGTATCGGATTTGATTTTATTCATTAAATTAAATAATCTGATTCTATCTCCAGGCTCGATTTCTGTTTCCACATAATGATAAATAGCTCCACCACCAGATCTTTGTTCCTCAAAATATCTTCTCCTACTCATGATAATACTCCTTCCCGTAATATTTCAAAAAGCTAAATCCTTTCGACTCCTTCCTCAAAACATCATGCTTATTCCAATACTTTTCCAAGTCGAAGGCTTCTCTTTCAAATACGATGCTATGATATGCCTTATCATGATCGCGATATATGCACAACCTAATCAGGTACTCAATCAAATACCATGCATAGTATAAAAATACCGGAATAAGAGACAGCCACAGCATCCACCATCCTACATTACCGAATAAGAGACATAATCCTATTGTAAGCAGCGATATAAACATACCAAAACAAAACATTGTATGATACTGATTACAATGCGCCTCTTCATGATATTCGGCCTTCAATGATATAGCATCACGTTCGGTAAATACGGCTCCAAACAGCATAATTGTTTTATAGCCGTCAATGAACGTAAATAACTTAGCTATTTTTGATTTATAATATATTTTCATTGCCAAAAAATATTTTATGCCAATTGCACAAAGTTAAAAACTCTATAGGAGAATTAACCCCATCCCATTCCCATTCCTTAAGGTAAGACTCTAATCTACTCCCATCAATACCTTCACACCCATGAAGAAAAACCAGATGAGGCATAAATAATTCTCCCCCTTCCAAAGATTTGTTAAACTTACTAACCAACCTCTTTCTGAACTTAGGACCGTACCATGATTTTTCATTTGTGGATCCAAGACAATAGTAAGAATTATTTTTGACTTTAATGCCAAACCATTTACATATGCATGGATGATATACCCTATCTGCTAAGAATATAAATGGTTTATACCATAGGCAGTGCCAGAATGTACTATACTTGCCACCAAACTTCTTAAACGCCCATCTGAACCCTCCAGAGAAGTACCAGTTGTTAGCACCTCTCTTAACCTTAACTTTGTATTTAAGATTCTTGTTACGGTTGCTAACCCTATCCCACGGCTTGACCTTATCGGTATCCATATCAGGAAGGAATGTCCAATGATGAAGCAAGGCACTATAATAAGGATTATATATTTTATGACTGTTTCTAATAACATACTCAAAAATATCATATCCTGCTTGTCTGGCTTCTTCAAATCCTTTTTCTGACAAGAAAGCTAATATAGGAGCCAGATTCCAGATCTGATCTTGTGATGTAAATGGGGAGAAACATGGATCTTCATCCTTTAGCTCTATACCATTAGTATATCCGGAGCTTATCTTGGTAAGACCAAACTTGTTTGCGTCTTCACTATGTATGTCATCTCTTAAGAAAAATCCTTTTTCGAATTTGAAATAAATACCTTTATTGCTATTAAAAAATAGATCATAAGTAGTATCGGCAAGACGGGTAAGTACCAATATGGAATTACGCACATCATCTTCTGTCTTGTTGCCAAGAATCATTTCCGTGTATATAAACTGGAGATACTGAGCCAGGTTGATAGTTCCGTCGCCGACCCAGCCTACCCCGTCCTTCACCGACGACAGTGGGATGCACGAGGCCTGCTCTGTGTAGCTGGAATCATAAACAAAATCCCGGTAAAACACCTCCTTAATCCTACTGTATTTATCCCAAAGACCTTCCATCGCCTTAACCTATAACAATAACACAATCACGCTTTTCCTTATTATAAACCATCGTACCCATCTTAGTGTACAAACCTTTTATATTTTGGTAATTGGTTTCACCATGAGCCGAAACGTTAGTAGTAATGCTGTCGGAGTAAACTTCCGTACCTCCTTCATTAATGAAATTAAATCCTTGTTTAACCATCTCTCCTCCAAGGTAGGCTGTAAAAGACACAACAACATTTCCTCGTCCTCTATTTCCATACCAATTACCATAGATGTCGGCATTGATATTAGGTTCTGACTCGTCCATACCTGGCGCTGACAACAAGGTCTTCATCTTAATAAGCGCTCCTTCAAGACCAGACTGCATGTTATCACCACCATAAATAAGGTAATCACCCACCTGTTGTTGGGTGGTAGCCCACTGCTTACTCCATCCCACAAACTTATTATCTACTTCTGATATGCCTGTATTTGTAAAACCAGTTGCAGTATCAAAATCGGAGCCGTCTTCTGATTCCCATCCATACCTAAGAACAAGATAATCGAACTCAGGAATTACAACAACCTGCTCGCCGGCAGCTTGTGTTATTGTGACGTTCTTACTCTCTCCACCAGCCGTTACCTTAGCTACGCCACGGCGATCTTCGGCTACCGGATTAGGTCCGGCTGTGAAGATGATGTTTGCCGGTCCTATGCCTCTCATTTTGTCGGCGGTTACTATTTCGCTTGCTTTAACCTCTAACATCTTATTTCATTTTAAATATTTCAAATACATATATCCAGCTCAACAAAAATACTACCGGGCAGTACATTGTCTCTACCAAACTCGCCTCTCCTTTAAATTGCCTGATTGACCAAACAATCATAGATGCAATAACGCCAGACAAGTATATAAATAGAACTACTTCCGTCATACCAATTTAAGTATATTGTCAATTACAGGATACGCCTTAGTATATATCTCAAACTCAGCACGGCGCCGTCTAAGAGGTTCGTACATTCCTTTCAATGTCATACCCATCATCTTAAGTTCGGTCTTAGCATTTTTCAGCTTAACCAAATCTTGCTGTGCATACAACTTAAACAAATCGGCTGCTCCTTGTGCCTCTCCATTATACATCAGTTCCTCAAAGAATCTCATCTTTACAAAATTATCCACATAATCCAATACCAGACCTTGAGGCGTGTCTGGTATAATTATATTAGATTCTCCGTCGAAAGGAAGAGACCGGTACTGCATGTAAATAGGACCATCGAAATTAGCATACAGGAATCCGTTTACGATATTTATCTCATACGGACTATCCTTTATTACCTTATTCCGGCATTTACTTAAACAAGAATCACGAAGCATAGGCTTAGCAAGACCTAACATTACCGGCCGGTCATAATAGCAACGAACTTCATGATCGCGATCATGAACATTGATATAAAATTTTTCAACTATCACTTTCTCGCATTCGTCTTTACAACATTCATCGCAAGAACACCACCTATAACTTCTTTCGGTACGTTCTTTCCAAGCTATTGTATTTTGAAGTTCTGATATCACCTTGTCACCTTCCGGCACCTCATATCCTTTAAAATCGCATTTGAAAGCCAGAATAAGATCAAAGTAATCACCAGGCATACGGGCCTGCCCTCGCTTGACATCCACTACCGCTTCTTTGCGCATAGTAATATCACCTCCAAACTTCTTCAGGGCAATTTCTACCCATTTGTAGATGGACACCTCATCTATCAGATCACGCTTGTCAAATGATCTTAAAGACGATTTTAACTCTATGATATAATCTTCGACTGTCATAACAAAAAATATGGAGGACAGGAAACGAACCTGACCTCCACAAAGATATAAATAATCTGTCTAATGCCCTATTTTGTATTTTCAAAAGTTAGGATCTTCAAACTTACCATACTTCAAGAAAAGGCTCCTACACTTTTCCTTTATCCCCTTAAGTGTAGCCTCATATCCGGCTCCTGTCATGTAGATGGTTTGCTGATTAACTCTTTCCCCAGAATACTTATCCACAAAATAAGATCGATAAACACCAAATTTGTTTTTAACAATGTCACTGTATAACTCCCATCTACCCTGCCCATTCCTGAACATGAACTTGACTTCCTCAAGAAACAAACGGAGATTCTTTTCGGCGATGATGATTCCATTCTGCTCAAGCTTCTTCGCCACATCTCTAATCAACCACATGTTTTCATGATCAACTTTCTTGAACGACTCCGCAAACTCCACATCGGGACGCTGCTCTTCTATGGTCTTTATCGCCTGCTGTCTCTCCGCCTCTGCTTGCGCTCTCTCGGCTATGGCTCTATTTTTAGCATCAATCTCGTCAGCTAATGCTCTTAATGCAGATGGATAGTCTTTCGGTGTTATAGAATAGGAACCCGTTTTTCTTATAGAGGGGAGAACCTCGGATGTTACCCATCGTTTAAACTTCTTTGCCGATTCTAATTTTGATGACAAAACAAGAGAATATAACCCAGATTCATTGATTACACGTATGCTGTCTAACTCATTGATTTCCAAGGGAGCCCAAAACGAGCCCCTCTGAAAATCAGACAGTTGCAAAAGAATGGTATCTTCTTCATCAACATGTCTTTTTATTGGATTTTTAGGCGTAGCATAGCCAAGTGATCGAGCTACATCTATAGCCACGAACCACACATCTCCATTTGGATCTACTATGGTTCTAATATCTCCAAATTCTGAATTTTTAAAGATTGTTACGCTCCCGTTTGTTTCCGTTTCGCTGGATTTTTGCGTCAAAATAATGTTACTGTTCTTCGCATTGTTTTGAAAATTGTTTACCTTTGTTCCCATAATAGGAATTGTTTTTTTTTGTATCCTCCTGCTTGAGAAAGTAGACGGATATGCAAAAGTAGCGATTATCCTGTATCTACAAAGGGTGATCGCTACTTTTTTTCTACAACTTTCTGTGTCCTAATTCTTTATCTTCGAAAACTCTCTTAATCTGGAAATCTTTAAACACTCTTCTTTTAGCAAGTATTTCATTGTACATAAATCGATATCTTCGTCCTTTATTCATTTTAACCCTTAACTTCTTTTTCAAGCTATCTTGTATTACAAAATGGTAATATCTTTTAGAGTCTGCGAAATCCATAACCAGGTGGTTGTAGAGGTAGCCGTTGGTGCCGAGCCTGCTCACGATGTCCAGGTCCCGCCTGACGGTAAAGCGCTGGCCCGGTATAAGCACATGGCATAAGTAGCCCACGTTATCTACGTAAACACCAGCATCAGCTTCCACATAATGCTCTGATACGGTTTTCCATATAATAGACAACAGCCTTAAAACCTCTCCTCTATCTCTTATCATGCCTTTCTTAAAACCATTCTTTCTCTTCATAAGACGATGGTAGTAGGCTGCAAAATACGGTGATTGTATTGATGTTCTTTTCATGTTACTAAGTTATATAAAAATGGGTCTTGGTTTCACAACTAAGACCCAAATAAAGATAAATAATATTTTATTATTGAACAATTTGACTTTTCTGATTGGAATCAAGATTCGGATTTTCATCGACAGGAATCTGTAGCCTGAATGCTACTTCCTTTATCGTCTCTGCCACTACATACTCAATCAGCTTAATAGGGCAAATAAATTCGTATTCCCATTCAGATTCGCACCCTTTAGGTGTAGGATCGCAGGCCATTAACTCCAGCGCCTTCTTTCTTCTTGTTGTAAAGAACTCTACGTTAATAAGCTCTATATGAAAATCCGGTATATAAATATAGTCGTTTTCTACATAATAAAAAGGACGCCGTTCCTTAACGTATTTAGCATACGGTCTTTTTTGTTCATTACGATACGACTTTATTTCAGCGAACTTAAAAAATATGGTATTATCTACGTTAGTTACCTTGGTAATAGCCGGTCTAAGGGCAGAATAAAGAAGTCCTGGAAGTTTATGCTTTGACCGCATCAAAGTATTACATAACGCAAATTCGGCATCGCAGCAAACTATTTTATCAACTTCAATCATCTCCAGGCAAGTAACGTAAGTTAGGAGCCGGTGGTCGCCAAGTAACGTCCCGTCATCCCATCTCTGTGCTGTATAAGATTCGGCTTTAGTTCTACCGATATTCAATATCCATCTCCGACTAACATGCGAATCTTTGTCAAGGGCATGAATACCGTTTACGACTCTTGATACAAATTCACCATTAGTGATCATGCTCCCCTCCCTTCTTTTGCTCTTGATTCTCTTGATTTAGCATTCAAGATCCTCATATAAATATCTCTTTCACTCATGCCGGATATGGTTTTTATAGCCTCATCCAACATAACTTTCGTATATAAAGGTTTAGGGAATCCCTTTATCTTAACCGGATCAGGAACTAACTTCGCCTTCCGATATTCATAAAATCTTTTAGAAGTTACATTAAGATAAGAAACAGCCTCTTCTCCGGTATAGTACTTAGCCGGATTAGCAAGCTGCGTCCATGTCTCAAGATCGTTGGCTGTGAGATGATCGCATTCCCCGCTTAAAAACATCTCCTTTATCTTATCGCATACCGCCGCACCGCTTTTACGCAGCGTCTCTGTCAGAATTTCTTTCATTTTCAAAACATCCTGTTTTAAATCCTAAAACAATAGAGGCAATGATTATCAAAAGAGTAACAGCCATAACAGACCACACTACGATATTGTGTTCAATAGGCATCTCAATATTAACCGTAACCCATTCTACACAGATATTAAAAATCATGCTATAGATCAATAACCTATGCCATATACAAAACCTGAACATTCTTGAAAAAGCCAAGAGAAATAGGTCCCATAATAGAGAATGACCTAATATCGGATACAGCCAATTAGTGATACTAAAAGGATAAAACTCATCAAAAATGCTGGCTAACATAATAACCTGCATCAACACAGGATAATACTTCACAAACGTCACACAGACATTCCTTTGCCCTTTACTAATAAAATTGTTGCTCATAATATGTTGTTGTTATGTTATTAAAATGGGGAAGGCGATCAGCACCTTCCCCTGGTTTTCAATCACTTTTTAGTGCTCGTCTTCTTTCTTTTCATCTTGCCTCCAACACTACCGCCTTGGCGCATTTTAGGTTTGTCTTTCTTATCGACTTCACCACCCTGACGAGCTTTCTTTTTACAAGCCATGATACTAAAAATTTAAAATTGAATGATGTGCAATATTAATCATTTTTGTTCTAATAACCAAAATGAAATACAGCTTTATTGACATCCAAAATCCCATCTTCTATTTCCGCCTAAAGATTTATCTACTGTTATAGTGTCTGTGTATCCACTACCAGTATATATATGAGCCTTTCGAGTATTAGAACTACCCATTGTGCAAGTATATGAGATGTCAACATTATATGTTCCAAGAACTACTGGTTGTGATCCTGTGTTTTTATCCCAAGTGTACGAATTAGAACTATTTGAAATAACAACTGTCCAATTATCATACTCCGTACCACAACATGGTTTATTAAAAGCAGGACCAAAATTTACATTGATGGTTTCAGGAGATCCCTCCTGTGTAACAGTTAAAGTAACAGTCTTTCCAGATTCATTTTGAACAAAAACAATATCACCAGATCTGGAAGAAGATGTTGTATTGGCAGATAACGTCACCACAGCCTTCATACTTTCAGATGTCTGGTCTCTGTAATCAACAGAACACCAAGAAGGTTTTGACTTAACAGAAAAACCTATATATGAATTACTCTTAGTACTTATGATAACTTCTTCAATATTCTGAGATTCTCCAGTTACAGACCTCGACTTACTCGTTCTTCCATCATGGAACTCAAATTCATATGGAGCATATCCGCATTTTCCAACTTCATATTCGTATTTGTATTCGGCACGACCACAATCATCATAACGAACGTATTTCACTTGATCATTATTACATCCATTTTCTTGCCAAGAACCGTAAGATCCACAATTACAACAATTCCTACAATTTACAGAATATTGACGATCTACGCTACCAGAGCAACTATCACGATAAGCATTGTACTGAGTATGACCTACGCAGTCTCCTGTTCCGTAATAAGACCAGTCTGTACAAGATTCTCCACCTCCATTAACCCATCTTGTATTGTTGTAAGAAGAAGAACATGGATTGGTGTCACGTTGCTGCTTCTGAGACGTACACCCGTCACAACGGGTGCTTCCGGTATCCGACCAAGAAGGTGTTGTGCTATCAGCTACGCAATCAGCATTCGTATTAGCTACTGCCTGACCTTGAGCATTTACAGCATCTTGAGCCTTCTTATTAGCATCAGCTTGACTGATATTGGACGTAAATGGACCACCCACTTCATCTTGGGTTACGGTAACAGAAGAACCATGCTGACAGCTTCCGCAATTGTTTCTGGTGAAGACCTTACTTGCCTTACCGGTCCAGGTACAAGTTCCCTGCGCGTCAGCAAGAGCCTGCCCCTGCTGTTCGACGGCAGCCTGAGCCTTGCTATTTGCGTCTTCCTGACTTACGGTAGACGTAAAAGGACCTCCGGTTACATCATCCTGATCTATGGTAACCTTAGATCCGACACCGCCGTCAGCACACTGTTTTGTAAATTCCTTGCTATATGTTCCGGTCCAGGTACATACCTTATCTCCACCTTCTACCCAGCGTTCATCTGCTCCACCATAACATTCGTTGGTATTGACTTGCTTCTTATAAGATTTACCTCCTTCACATTTGGTTTCAAGCGGTTCAGAATCTACCCATACAGGATCGGTGTTGTCCATTTCGCATGTCCCGTTCTTGTTAGCGTAAGCCTGACCTTGGGCTTCTACAGCTTCCTGAGCCAACCTATCTGCCTCTTCCTGGCTTTCATTAGAATAGAACGGTCCACCCACCATGTCTTGTGTTACGCTCATCGGAACGCCATGCTGACATGATCCGCAATTGTCTTTTGTAAACTGCTTGCTATATACGCCTACGAACCTACATTTACCTTTTTGGTTAGCAATAGCCTGCCCTTGAGCTTTAACGGCTTCCTTAGCCTTATTATCAGCATCCTCTTGACTTACGAAAGAAGTAAAAGGATTGCCTTCAACATCAGCTTCACTTACCTCTACTTCTGTTCCTGAATCCGGTATTTCACAGTCGTTCTTTTGGAACGTTTCTGAGTAATGACCGGTCCAGCTACAAACTTTGTTCCCACCATCTACCCAACGTTCTTGATTGTGGGTTTCAGAACATTCGTTGGTATCATGTTGCTTTTTCTGAGACTTACCTTCATTACATCTAAGTTCTTCCGGAACAACGTCTTCCCATACAGGATCGGTGCTAAGTGGCGTACAGTTGCCGTTTTTATTAACATAGGCCTGGCCTCCTTCTTCTACGATCCTACGAGCTTCTGCGTCTGCCGCATCCTGGCTTTCTGTAGACGTAACAGGACTACCATTAACCATTTCGGCCGTAACCTCCATTTCTACACCCTTATGGCAAGCTTCACATTCAGGAACGAATCTCTTGCTGTAATGACCGGTATAGACCGTCATATTCTCACAATTACCCTTACTGTTAGCAATAGCCTGTCCTTGTTCTTTGACAGCAGCTTTAGCCTTGTTATTAGCATCATCTTGACTCACGGTAGATGTGAAAGGAGCACCAACAACATCTCGTTCGGTTACAGTAATCTTAGACCCTACCTGACCTTCATTACAATCGTTTTTGGTAAATTCTTCACTGTATTTACCAGTCCACGTGCAATGTCCGTCCCGGTTGGCTATGGCCTGGCCCTGCTGCTCGACGGCAGCCTGAGCGAGCGCGTTAGCCGCCTCCTGGCTTTCGTATGAAGTAAAAGGACCACCGATTACATCATCTTGGTCCACTGTTACCTGCGAACCTACGCCTTCTCCGTCGCAATTGTCTTTTGTGAATACCTTGCTATATACACCAACAAATTGGTTTTTATCTATGCAAGTGCCTTTCTTATTTGCAAGATCCTGTTTCTGTTCTTCCATAGCAGCCTCGGCCAGCGCGTTAGCCGCCTCCTGGCTTTTCCTTGATACAAAAGCATCCGGGTATCCAGCAAGATCCTTTTCAGTTAAATCGACAAAGCTTCCGGTCTGAGATTCAGCATCGCAATCATTTTTCTGAACACGAGCCGAAGCCTTTCCGACGAAATAATTTGGATCAGTAACGCATTCTCCATTCAGGTTTGCCTGATCCTGACCATTTTTCTCTATATCATCAAGAGCTTTCTGATCAGCATCTTCTTGACTTACGTCTGATGTGTATTTACCGGCTTCTACCGTGTAAGTGTAAGGTGCTCCGATAAACCCATCTTCGCAGTCATTCTTATAAAATACTTTCGACTTCTCTACGTTATACCATAAATTGGTTTCACAGGTGCCATGCTCATTAGCATACCCTGGACCTTCAGCTTCCAAGGCTTCCAAAGCCTTCTGATTAGCATCTTCCTTAGAAACAGAAGAAGAGAAACGGCCGGCTTCTACAACGTACTCTACCATAGATCCAACTTCAGTTACCTCACAATCTGTCTTTTGGAACATTTTGGATTTCCTGTCGTTGTACCATTTTATGGTATTGCAAGTGCCATGAGAATTAGCATAGTCTTGACCTTTGGCATTCAACTCGGCTTCAGCCTTACGGTCAGCATCCTCTTGGCTTATGGAAGAAGAGAACTGCCCGGCTTCGATCGTCATCGTAACCAAACTTCCTTCTTCGGTATCAGGATCGCAGTCGTTCTTTCTAAACGACTTTGATTTCTTGACATTGTACCATAATATGGTTATACAACGACCATGCTCATTAACCCAGTTCTGACCATTTTGCTCAATGTCTCTCATAGCCTTGTCATCAGCATCAGACTGAGATATGATAGACGTGTATTTTCCGGCCTCAACAACGTACTCAAGCTCTTCCCCTTTCTCTGTCTCAGGATTACATCCTTCTTTTGTGAAAAGAGCCGACTGCCTTTTATTTCTATAAACTACCTGTTCTTTTTTTTTATGAACTACCGTACATTCTTCAGATACGCTACCATCCCTGGAAGACACCCTTATCTTGACACTTCTGTTGGCACCAGTATCATTTTCATCAAAGTAAATATTAGCCTTACTGTTAAGACTGCCTTCTTTCTTATCTATGTTCGCCCAACAATTACCTACTTTCATTCGCTAATCCTCCATCTTAAATTTTCGGGAGTTGTACTTACGTTGATTACCTCCGGTGATCCATCTGAATCAAGATCAACAACATCCTTGTCCAGGTAGATTTCCTCCTTATCCACAGACTCGCATTCAACTATTTCAATAACATAATCTTTTATATTACTTTCTATACTTAACTGCGTGCTTGTTTCATCACCCTCAATTTGTTCAAATTCCTTATCCAATTTAATGTAAGGAACGACATTTCCAGGCTGATAAATAGGAATCAGTACACCATTTATAGTTATGTTCTCATTAACTTCATTCCCATCCTCATTGCCAGGCATGGAAACAATCATCGAAACCTGGAACGTGTCTTCAAGACCCGGATCACCAGGGAAACCATAATCAAGCCTAATATCATTGACATCAATATTTAGACCAGAAGCGGTGGTAAATGCCTTTATAACACCCTTTATACCACTATCTCCTGTAATAAGGGCATTGATAGAAGCGGCGTTGGTAGTAATAAGGATCTGCTTATCTCCACCAGATATAGGGAACTCCAGCCTACTAACCGACACTTCTGTGATCTTAATACCTTTTTGCTTGAAAGTAATGGCTTTCATGCTTTCGGTATCGGACTTCTTCACAATTCGGATAGTGATCCTATCTTCCCTTCCTTTCCAAGATGGAGCATCGAAATTCATTTTATCACGACCGACACCTTCCTTCTTATCTGAGGTAAGCCAAGAACCATCATCCATCTTATATATTCTTTCTTTGCTCATAATAACCCTCCTTCATTAAAGTGTCAGTTCCCATTCAACGCCATCATCTACCACAACCTGTACCGTAGCCGTACCGCCTGTGGCTTCAAATGTTATGTCAGTAGGAATAACATCAAATATCTCTTGTACGCCAACACATCCTAAGCCGCAGATAATATCCTTAAACCATTCCTCTTTAGCGTATTTTTTAAGAACTTCTTTAAAGAACTCACGAAGCCAATCTGAATCAATAGATTCCTTAAGTATGGTTTCTATTATTTCCTTAAGCCAAGATTCGTGCATTTCCTCTTTCAGAATCTCTTTAATAAGCTCGACAATGGTTTCTTTATCTAACTTATCAGAAGGCACAGAGCCATCAACGAGATTACCCCCACATATAAATCCTTTGCATTTTTCTGCCATTTCTTATCCTCCTAAATTAACAATGGAACCCATAAGAACTATTTGCTTCTTCTCGGTACACAACCCTCACTTCAGCAAGTTCATCCTGTTGACACATATCCCGGCAGAACCTAACAGTACGACCCTGGACTTTATACATATCAGAAGGTACAACACCCCCGCAATAAGACACAAGCAAAATCTCTGCCGGATCTTTCTTTAGAACCACATGAGAAGTACCGTCAAACACTTCTGTATTGACAGATCCACTTACGTTAATAGCCCTTGAAACGTATTTAGCTAAATTAGCTAAAGCTCCGTCTAAAGGCATACCATGATACAAACCAGCTTCTTCTATAGTTTCTCCATCATAGAATATGTTAGAAGAAGGAATATTGCAATGATGCGGGCGTTCGCACCCACCATGACTGCCAAAACAACCGTTACCTGTTATTGCCATTGTTACTCAAAATATTTATTTTTTGTTTTAAAAATTCCATTTCCCTATCCTGGTATTCCATACGGCATATCATTGCATTGATTAAAGCCGTAAGATCAGATTTCTGAGCCAGACTGAAGTAGCCAGCGTTGATGCCGTCAGCGCAGTACACGCAGTTCGTGCATGTATATCCGTCCGGGCATGGCACCGGCGTCTCGTCCACATGTGGAACATATACGTGTTTACCACTTAAGTCCTTACCAATTTGTGCACTCTTTTCCATTTTGAAGTTGTTTTTCAAGTTTTTCAACCCTTTGTTTTAAAAGCGTATTTTCTTCAACCATTCTATCCAAAAACTTATCTATGTTTTCAAAAACCAGCTCTATATTATGCATAACCTCATTATAAGGCATACCTGGAGTTAATTTGGATATGAATGTCTTGCATCCTGTATAATGAATGCAATGATCGCTTAAATGACCATACGGGCAATCGCATTCTTTTGGAAGAATTTCGCAATTGTCCGTACAGTCATTACACGGATCAGACCCGATACAGATATTAGATCTCAGAATATCAGGTCTGTCATCTTTACAAGTGTTACAATTCATGACTTTCTTTTTTTTGGTGCAAGATAATAATTTTCATTCACACCATCACAATAAGAAGTCAATCAATGTATTCCAAGCGGTTAGTGCTGCCCTTAAAAACGTATCCGCATCTGTTTTCTATCTCTACATCGGTAATAGGGAGAATAGCATCTTTGCCATAAGTAAGTTCACATTTTGAAATAAAATTTACTATACCTTGATAATTACCATGAAATTCCCTTGCGAGTTTCCTGCCAGTAGGAATCCCTTCTTTATTGGTTTCAGGAATACCTATCAAGCACTTTATCCAGTTTGGTTCATTCTTGTTATTGCTTCGTATTTCGTAGTTCACGATATCAAATACAATACCTTCAAGGTTCTTTACGTCGATGTTGTCCGCATCCATTTTCTTATCAATACGAATCGTGCTTGTTAAATCTCGTAATCTCATGATATTTTCTATTTTTGACATTAATGAATAACTGTCACAGTGTTTTAAAAGACCGAAGTAAGAAGACCAGCTTTCATTTGTAATACACTTCTTCGCGTCTCTGGCTACCCTCTTCCTTATTGTCACATAACCTTTATTGTGCTCAGATACGCCTTTGTTGTTACGATGGAAAACATACCCGCAAAAATCAAGAGGTCTATCCATGTCTGTTATAATACAAGTATGCCTTTTAGATCTTATCTTAAGCTCATACCACCAATAATTCTTAATCCTCCATTTGGCAGTATTAGCATCCTCCTTAGTATAGAAAGCAAGGAAATTATCGTCGGCATATCTCAATGAAAAAGGAACTATTCTTTTTGCAAGATCATCAAAATCTTTCATAAGGAGATGATGAATAAGAGGGCTTGTAGGGGTTCCTATAGGTAGCTCTCCAGATACGAAACTTACGTCTATTACAAAATCTATAAACTTTTTGTTTGAAATAAAGTTCTTAAGCACTTTTCTAAACACTTTGTCTTTTACATGGTTATAACATTTACGTTGATCTATAACCAGGCAATACTTCAAATCAAGTCTATCATAATAAACGTGCTTCATCTTTTTAATAAGAGACCTTGATTTAGACGATGCTGTTATGCCAAATCCAGGCTTACAATTAAGACCATTCATATTATCCTTCTCATAATACAAAGGACCTAACTTTACTAAAACAAGATGCTGATAGATTCTGGTGGTAAGATCCGGGCTGTTTATTTCACGAACCTTACCATTCTTGTTTTCTTTTACAAGTTTGCGATATTTGATTTTGCTAACATAAGTACCATCTAAATACCATTCATACAATTTTAACGAATTACCATCAAAATCAAAATTGAAATTAACAACATCATTCTTTTTAGAATGGTTTTTAAATGCTGCTTCGCATGCTTCTCTAATATCATCCAAACTTATATCTATATAGTTTGAAACTGATTTCAGTTGTGGGCTAATGACGGGCTTACGACCGTCGCGCATCTCTATCATATTTTTATCATATAACCTCATACGCTTGTCTTTTATTGATTCTCCACTCCTGGGAAAGATTAAAAAGAATATACCCAATTTTTTTAGCCCACACAGGGCAAGGCCGCAATTGTTGCGATTCGTATTAGAAGTGGCGTTATTCGCATTCAGATTACGAGGCGAGCAATTGCCATTGTTCGCATTACCGCCGAAACGAGCAGCCAATTCTTTTTAACCTCTTTCTCAACCGTTATTTGCTATTTCAGAGGTCAGATCCCAATGTAAGACTTGTTAGCAGACTAACGGATTTCATTGAATAGATTTTTATTGTTTATAATGTTAACTATCTCTGTTGTCTAATGACACTGCAAATGCATGTATAATATTTTATAGCTACAAAACAATTTGTATTAAATATTTTAAATTTTTGTTTTGTAGCTATAAAATATTATATTAACAAGATACGGCTGCGCCGTGATATAGTATAAAAGGCTGCGCCTTAGCGCTGCGCTTATGATGGCTGCGCCATCAATGGGTTGCACCCATCAAACCTGCGGTTGACTGACGTCTAATAACAACTGGGCAAGGCCGCAATTGATGCGAGTCGTGCGAGAAGCGGCGTAATTCGCATTCAGAATACGAGGCGAGCAAGAGCCAGAGAGCGCATAACCGCCGAAACGAGCATCCACTCTGGACTTTATACCGACAGACGAAGCCCAGTAGCAATTGTCCCATGTATAAAAACATTCTCCTGTTCCGATACTTCCCCCTTTTTTATCCTTCCATCCGGTATAAGGAATACGGTGTAAAGCATAACTATCTCCTAAATTTTGGGTAGTTGCTATCTTTTTATATTTAGATTCAAAATTAAAAACCTCACCATTATTTATAGTAGACCTTTTCTCATATGTCCATTTCTTTTGATCTGGCTCTATATAAATATCAATAGTATTACCTATTCGAGTGACATTAGGATCATTTAAACAAGTCCCTACCTGTTCGTATCCTCCTCCACAATACCTAAAGACGTCTCCAGACAGATTCATACCATCGTATAAAGACATCCTTAAAATAACTTCCAAATCAAATTCTGCCGGTTCGTCATTTTCGTTTAAGGCTGATATGGTACCAGTCATTTCCTTAAACACAATAACATTCATATGACCTTCAGCCATACTCTTGGCTCCCTGGACGTTCTTATACCAGTATTTTCCTCCATAAAAATCAAACTCTAATCCTTCCTCTACTCCTGTCTCAAATGCAAAAGAAGCCGCCATCTGGCTTTCCATGCACTGTTCTTTAGGATAGTCTGAATTTATGAGGTAAGAAAAATTAGTTTTTTTAGCAGGTTCATAATGTATAATAAAAGCATTTGTAGCCCATGATCCATACAACCATGTCTCTTCTCCTTTTTTACGATACTTTACACCTCCGTATTTGCGATAATTAACATCATTACCTACTCCGGAGTTACTTGATATCCCTGATCCAAAAGTATCTGGATTAGCTAAGTATTTAGTACCGTACAGCATTTCAAGGTATATGATATAAGCATTCAAGGTCAAAAAACCACCTTCAGAAAAAGGATAAGAAGATTCAGGATCTACGTTATTAGCCCTCGAATACTTAGCTATATTGATTTGATTTACATCGTTGCATCTCGGATAAGTTCTTCCATTTAGAAACATCGTGCAGACGTTACCAACTCCGGCTCCGGATTTACAATTTGTTTCTCCTTCATACAAGAAAAAGAAAGATCTTGCCTTGGAGTCTACTGTACATACCGGTCCAGGAGATAAGGCCGTGGGAGGCAGCACAGGGCACGTCTGGCGCAGATCAAGTCCGTCCAGCATAGGAACTGTGTCTGCGTCGTACACCCCAGACCATATTTTCCCACTTTTTCCAACTACCTTATCAGCTACATACAGGCTCTTGCTACATCCTAAGAATATGCTATAATTCTTTGAAGTAGTCTCCCAAGGTCTTAAAATCCTTACCTCTGATCCTGATACATTATAAAGTTTTTGACCAATACCATACTCTTCATAAAAAGCCTTGGCGTCAAATGCTCCGGCATCACAATACTTATTTTTATGACCGTTATCCAAATACAGTTCCACATCGCATTCGGCTCTCATTTCCTCAGTTATGCCCACCGTAGGAGCAAAATCTCCGTTTTCAAATCTAAGGAGATTGTTCTTACGAAGCTTTCCGACCGGACGCACTTTGTCTCCGGTATTTTGAGTCATGTCTATAAGGTAAAAATCCCAAGAAGGGAGAAGGCTTTTGTCGCCAACTGATTCCGTGGCTTCTGGAGGAATC